GTGCGGAACTATGTCCGCATGGACGCTGATGTCATCAGAACGGCACCCCACCTCTTCGCCGTCGCGCACGGCCGCGAGGCGATCGGTGCCGAGCGGTGTTGCTACTGCGGCGCGCCCGCCTCCGATCCGCACGAAATCCCCGACTCCTTTACCGCGATCGACCAACTCGCCGCGCCCGGTTCGGGTCACCGGTGTAGCGGGTGCGCACTGGCGATGACCGCGACCGCGGGCCAGTCCCCGGACGGCAAACCGTGGATGTGGTCGTGGGTAATCACCCGAGCCAACGCCGATCGGCGCGCGCTCTGTGTCATGCTCGGGGGCGATCGCGTAGCCGCGGGTCGAAATGCCCTTCGTGCCGCCTGTCTTGCCCCGCCCGAGCCGCCCTACGTGATCCTGTTGTGCGAGGCCGGGCGCACGCACACGATGTTCCGCGCGCCGGTCAACCGCGGGGGCGCGCTCGCGTCCCTGACGCACGACGGGCGCACGCTGCACTACCGGCCCGACGAATTGCGCGCCCGCATCCGGTTGTGCGAAATGGTGTCGCGTACCTACGGCTCGAAGACCGCCCGGGATCGGCTGCCGATTAGCCCCGGGCGCTGGGACGTGGACCGAATCGAGCTGCTCGAAGAGTGGCACGCGGTGCGGGACGAGCTACTCACCGTCGCCGCGGCGTGCCTGTTTGAAGCCCCACCGAAGGAGGAACCGTGTCCGAACAATTGACGCTCCCGGTGCGATCCCGGAGCGAGTTCCGCCAGGCCTTGGCCGAGATCGTGGACCCGGACCGGCAGATGAGCGCGATGGACCGCGCGAGCTTTCAGCCCGTCGCGAACCGGGCCGTCGTGCTCCTGTGCCGCGTTTTCGGTTCGGTACTCGACAAAAAGACCCTGTGGACCCGCATCGACAGCGGGCTGGTGAGCGCGTGCGCCAAGGTGTCCGACGGCGACACCGAGCAGTGGCTGTGCCTGCTGTTCGATCACGTGCGCGGCGAGATCGGCACCCTCGAGGAGCACGAACACGCGGACCTGCTCGGGCTGCTGGCCGACCTTAGCCACCGGGACGCGACGTACCGCAAGGGGTTCGTGCGCTGGGTCGAGACCCGGCGCACCGCGGTCATGGCGCACGGGCGCCAGGCGTGGGCCGAGTGGAAGCAAACCAACAGCGCGCCGGCGGCGGCGCGGGAAGGCGGTGCCGCGTGAGTTCCGCACGAATCGTTTGCTTGTCGCGGGCCGCGGCCCCGATCACCCACATGGCCGGGACCGCGGGCAACGAGTCGCTCATATTGCGCACCCCGGTGCAGCAGCCGGACGGCACGGACCGACAGGTTCCGGCCATCAGCGGGAACCACATGCGCAACCGGACCCTGCGCACGCCGGGGGCGCAGTGGCTCGTGGACGAGTACGGGTTGCGCGGGTTCTGCACCCTGACGCAACTCAACTTCCTGTTCCACGGCGGCTCGCTCACGGACTCGACCGGGCGCGAGAATACGGCGCTCATCGCCGAGCTCCACGAGTGCTCGCCGCTCTTCAAATTGCTCGGCGGGTGCCGCCCGGAACAGATGCTCGGGGGCAGCGCCCGGGTGTCCCACGCCTGGGTGTGCTGCGAGCAATCGCGCACCCCCGTCGGGGCGATTCTGGGGGACGAGGCGCTCCGCGAGCTGCCGCCGCTGCTGCCCGCGGAGTGGTTCGTCCGCAAGTACCAGAACACCACGTCGGGGGTGCGCGAGAAGAACCCGGCGCTGGCCGAGTCCGCGCCCGATTTCGCCGAGAGCGAATCCGATCCGCGGATGATCTACACCGGCGAGTGCGTGATGACCGGTGCGTACTTCGCGCACGACTACACGCTGATGGACCCGACCGTCCTCGACATCGGCGCGGCGCTCTGGTCCCTGGACCTGTGGCAGCGCTCGGGCGGTGTCGTCGGGGGCATGGGCGCGAAGGGGCACGGCAAGCTCTTCACCCGCGTCCTGATCGAGGGGTGCGACGTCCCCCCGCAAGAGTGCGTTACCGCGTACCTGCGGCACGCGCGGGGGCAAAAGGACCGGTTCCGCGCGTGGCTCGAAGCGGCGTTCGGCGCGCCGAAGGAAAAGAAACCGGCCAAAGCGAAGGCGCCGCCGAAGGGCAAAGCGAAACCGGCCCCGGAACCCGCTCCGGGAGCCGAACCGACGGGAGACCTGTTCCAGTGACCCCACTGAAGATCACCGCCGAACTCGCCGGGCCGGTCGCGGACTACGCGCCGCGGCTGGACGGCCTCTTGGTCGAGGTCGCGTTCCACCGGGAGCGGCGGCCCAAATCGGAAGTGCCGCGCCGGTGCGACCCGGCGCCCGACCCGATGCGGTGCCCGGAGATCCCGGTCGCGCGCGAGGAGATCGGAGGCTGGCCGGTGTTCCGCGCGTCCGACCCGATCGCGCGCCGCTCGGCCCCGCACGTGGCGCATTTCGGTAAGCGCATCGGGGTCGAGCGCGCGGGGCTGCTCCACCCGTCCGAGCGCAAAGTAGTCGTGACGTCCAACACGTGGACGAAGAGCTACCGGCTCCCGGTTAATGTGCTCACGCCCGATCGGGTCGTCTGGTTCGCGCTCGGGGACGCGGTGCGGCTCAGGGATCTGCTCCGCGACGTGGCCCAGATCGGGCGCAAGGTGGCACACGGGTGGGGCCGGGTCAAGCGGTGGCGCGTCGAGGACTCAGCCGCGGACTACTCGTGGTACGCCCCGGGGGGAGACGGGCGCCCGGTGCTCATGCGGTCGCTGCCGCTGTGCCCGGCGCTGCCCGCGGACCTGGACGGGTGGCGCGCGGGCTACGATTCGTGCTGCCCCCCGTACTGGCACAGTGACCGGTACACGGAGGTCGTCAAACCGTGCTAGAGCGCGTCGCGCGGCTCACCGCGGCCGGGTACAGCCAGCGGGACATCGCCGCCAAACTCGATATCCATCAGACCACGGTGGGCAAGTACCAGAAAAAGGCGGGCGTGGCCCCGAACGGGCACACCAGTGAGCGCCGTAGGGACAAGGCGCGCCGCAACTACCGCGAGGTGTGCGCGGCGTTCGGGGTGGGCAACTTGTTCAGTATCCCGGGGCTGCGCCGCCGGGTCGAGGCCGCCAAGAAGGGGGTGGTGCCGTGCTGAGTTCGGGTGCCGGTGCCGTGTCGTTCGTCGTGCAGGCGCACCCGTCGCGCGGCGCTGCGGTCGGGCAACTGCGCGCGGAACTCGCGAGGCAAGGGTGCCCAGAGCCGCGCGTGGAATGGGACACTGGTCGCGGCGCCGTTGAAACGTGGCGGGACTGCCTGTCGGCCCCGCCCGCGGCCGGCGGGTGGCTCGTGTACCTGCAGGACGATGCGTGGCCCGCGCCGGACTTCGCGCCGCGACTCGGGAACCTGCTGGCCCGCGGGCCGTTCGCGGTACTCATGCTCTACTCCGCGCGCAAAGAGGCCGCGCCGGTGCCCCGCGGGTACGCGACGGCCAACCCCACGGCCATGTGTAGCGCCGTCGGGCTCGTAGTCGCGTCCGGAATCGTACCCGCGTTCGCGGCGTTTTATCCCGATTGGCTCGCCGCGCAACCGAACCACACGTTCGCGAACGATTTGGCCCTCGGAGCGTTCTGCCGGCGCGAGCGACTGCCGGTTGCGATTGCGGCCCCGCCGCTCGTGCAGCACCGGCCGCTGAAATCCTTGCTCGGGCACCGCCGGGGCCGCGAATCGAAGCACTACCGCGAGCGGTACGGCGAGGTGCCCGAGTGTTAATCCCATCCCCCAGACACGCCGCCGCGGACCGGGAACTGTGGGCCGATCTGGAAGCCGCCGATCGCGCGCACGCGCCCCGCATCGGCCCCAAGGTGGAACGGTCGCTGGCTGCCCTGCGGCTTTTTTTGGATGGCGGCCCGGCGTACTGTGGCGTCTCGTGGGGCAAAGATTCGGTCGTTGTCGCGCACCTGTGTGCGACCGTTGCCCCCGCCGTGCCCCTGGTCAATTTACGGTGCTCCAACCGCAACCCGGACTGCGACGCGGTCTGCAACGAGTACCGCGCCCGATTTCCGGATCAGAGGTACATTGAGCACCCGATTGATTACGAGGGGCTGCACGCGCGCAACCTGCCCGCTGGGGCACTGGACCGCGAAACGGACCGTCGGTGGTACGCCGGCATTCGGCGTCTGAATGATGATCTCGGGCACCGGCACATTCTGGGCATCCGCGCCGGTGAATCGGCCGGGCGGAAGATGCGGTGCCGGGTCTGGGGCGAAAACAGCCCGAACGGGTGCGCGCCACTGGCATGGTGGACGACGGCTGACGTGTTCGCCTACCTCGCGACACATTCGCTCCCGGTTCACCCGGCCTACGCCATGCTGGGCGGGGGCCGGTGGGGCCGGGAGCGCCTACGTGTCGCCGAAATAGGCGACACACACGGCACGGGCGGTGGCCGCGCCGAATGGGAGCGCGAGTATTACGGCGATGTACTGCGCCGACTCGCGCGCTAGCAATCACCTCACCCCTGCATCACTTCCCGCAGTCGCTCCGCGCTCACCCCGAATGTGCCCGCCACCAGCTCGTAATCCGCGTCCGTGTGCAGCGACCGGCACAGCCGCAGGTGATCGAGCGTCGTCACCTCGCACGCGAGCCACGCGGCCAGGGCCACGTCATCCCATTGGCGGGCGGTGGCGAATACGTGCAGGTAGTGGCCGAGGAAGAACGAGCCGGTGAGCACACGCGGATTGGTGGCGAGCCGGTGGAATGCGACGGGATCGGGTGCGGACATGGGAGCCTCCTGTGTGGGGTACACAGAGAGTTCCGGGCCGCGGGCGAAGTGCGACAAATCAGGCGGGATTATTTTCCGGGCGACGTTGTACCCACACGACCGTGTGGGTACAGTGGCAATTTACGGAGGGATCATGCCACCAAAACCACGCAAAAAGAAGCCGTCCCAGGGGCGCCCGGACCGCGGGACCAAGGCGAGCAAATACCGCCTCACGGATGACACCCTCGCGAAGATCGCGGACATCGCGGCGCACATCGGCAGCGTGAGCCAGGCAGAGGGTGTGCGATACGCAGTAGATCGCACGCACCGCGAAATATGCGGCGGTGAAAACCCTGCGATTTCTAGCGATTCCGAGAAATTTGGAAATTAACCGCCAACTCGTATTGACCGTGTGGCCACACGGGTGTAATATTACATCACAAGGCCGACGCAGATACCAAACACCGAACCGAGGAGCGACGATGAAAGGCTTTATCCGAGTGTGGGGCGGCGAATTGAGCGAAACACAACAGTGCGAGATCGACAGCCACGGCAATTTCTGCGGCGGGGCCGAAGTGCCCGATCAGGGCGAAATCGAATCGCAGATCACGAGTGGGCAACGGAGCGGCAAGACGGAATCGGGCGTGCGGTGGGAATATCGCTGATTCACACGGGTGCTGAGCGGCATCGGGGAGCCGGCAGCACCACTCACGCGAGGTCACACCGGCCCGCGACAAAGGGGGATGAGACGATGTACCAGATCAAGTGCGAATGCGGTTATGAGATTCGGGTCATCGGCAAGGGCGAAAATGGGTTGTGCAAGGTGGTCAAGGCTGACAGCAACCACGAGGCATTCAGCGGCACCTACGCCCAGTGCGAGAAGTGGCTGAGCGACCGCGGCGTTAAGACCCTGATGTCGAAGTAGCCCCACACCCCGGCCAGTGGCACTCGCCGCCACGGGCCACGCTCACCCAACACAGGAGCCTCGCGTGGGTCCGCTACTGCTCGACCGGCTCGTCAATCTCGACCGGTACATCACCGACGACCTGCCCTCACTCACCGCGGAGGGCGAGCCGGCCGAATGGCTCACACTCGCGAACGACGGGGAGCCGGTGACGATCCGGCTCAACGGTCGCCTGGGCGCGCTGCTGTGCTTCACGTCGGCCACCTGGACCGACACCGAATTGACCGCGGCTGTGGACGCGGTGCGGATGGCCGGCTGGCCCGGTATCACCGGGGTCAAGGGCGCGCATCGGGACACAATCGAGTTCGCGCGGGCGGCGGGCACCGTGGTGCTGCTCGACGCGCCACTGGCCTGCATCGTCCACGTCGTGGGGATTGAGATCCGCGACTGACCGCCACCGAGTCTGTCACTGACACCGCGGCACCTGCGTAGAGTGGGGCCGCTTGCCGAGGAGAACGACCGATGATCGTGCGATACATGCGGCCCGACGAGTCGCCGTCCGCCGTCACCTACGCCATCGAGTTGGACCGCCCCACCCGAATCGATCCGGACGGCTCGCGCTGGTGCGAAATCGACCCCGAGCCGCACCCAGGATCGGGCAAGCCCGCAGTAATGGGCGCCCCAGTGGACGACTACTGCCCGCGCCTCGACGGTCCGCTCCCGGGTTGACTCGCCGCCACGGGCACAAACGCAGCGTCCCGCGGGGACCGATCCCCGCGGGACATGATCGTTACGAGAGGGAGCTAACCGGTTGCTCTCACGCGGCCGCCTTCCACTTCGGTTCCCGGCCCTTCTTCGCCAGGCCGCACGTTTCGGTCGCGAGCGGGAGTTTGGCTTCGAGGGGGCACCCGCACGCGGCGCAGGCGTCCAGGGCGCGATCCTCGCACGTCGCGCAGTGCCCCTGGCGCTCCTCCAGCACCTCCAAACTCACCACCGGTGACCCTGCCGCCTTGTGCCGGATCATGGCCGCGGTGTAGTTCATCGCCTTGCGCCACAGCGACGGAAGTTGCTTCACGTCCTCGGGGCAGCGCGACAGCACCATCAGGCCGTGGTTGTTCCGGTCGTGGCGCTTCACGACCCACTCGGGGTGCTTCAGGCAGAACGCACGGAGCGCGTGCATCACCCCGGGCGCGTCGGGCCTGTCCCCCGTCTCGCCGAAGGTCACGGTGCAGTGGACGACGAGGTATTTCGCCACGCGCTCGTGGTGCGCCTCCAGGAGCGGCATCAGGGCGTTTGCGGTGTGGTCCGTGTCGATGAACAGCAGGTCCGTGGGGGCCACGGGCGCCGACGCCGGGTCCGCGGCGAAACCGGTGAACCGCCCCCCCATCCACTTCGTGAGCCGGTCCCATTGCGGCTTCGGGCGCGGACAGATACTGGTGAAGGTGCCCGGGTTGATCTCGCTCTCCAGCCCGAACGCGATCGCCACGTCCGCGGGCTTTTGCCACAGGCTCAGTTCCGTCGCACTGTCACACATCTTGGCCAGATCGCGGAGCGTGCCGACGTGCTCGTGGAAATCGGACGGCTGCGCACTTGCCCCCGCGAACCACTTCGCCAGCGTGTCGTGCTTGTTCGCCTCGCACGCGCCGCAGCCGCTCGGCGCGACCACCTGGGCGACGTTCGCCACCGTGGTCATCTCACCCGGCCACCAGTGCCGGGCCTCGCCCCAGTGCGGGTGCGTCAGGCTGTACCCGCGCGGCTCGTAGCACACGTCGCCGTGCGACGTGAATCGGCCGTGCGTGTGGTTTACGTGGACGGACGGCATCGGGGTCGAGTCGCCGACCGGGAGCCGCGCCCAGTTGGTTCGCTGCCCCCCGTGGTCCGGTTCCAGAATCACCGGCTGACCGGTCTTCGCTTCGCGCTCGGCCCGCGCGAGGTTCGCCTGAAACACGTCCCAGCGCAGGGTGAGTTGGTGGAGCGGCTCGTGGCGCTCGCGCACGCGCTGCCACCCGGTTCCGTTCAGGCCGATGTAGTCGAGATTCGACACCACCGGCGCGGTCGGGTTCGCGGCCAGGGCGTCCCCGATCCGGTCGAAGTAGCTTGGCGGGTAGAGCACGTCGTGTTCGCAGAACGCCACGGCGTCGTATGTCTCTCCGCGGCCGGTAGCATGCGCGACGGCCTGGCGGATCTGAGCGACGATGGTGTCGTACCCGCGCCGCTTCTCGCCGCTGTAAGTGCTGTTGAATTCGGGCTTCCCCGTCCCGATGTACGGATCCCACGCGCACTGGCTGACGGTGACGTCGTGGCGCCCGGTCTGGGCCGCCGACGCCGTCACCGACAGAATCGACTTCGCCAATAACTGTTTCGGGGGCGCGCTGTCCGAGTACCACACGGCCAGAATCCGCTGGCGCTCGATTTCGGGGCGCGGGCCGCCGAACGGTTGCGCCGCCTCGGACCGGCTCACCAGGTCGCGCCACGTGCCTTCGGGTAGCCGTCGCCCGAAGTGCTCGTGGATCTGCGGGAGCGCGCCGATACCAACCTCACGGTGCCCGACGAGCAGGTTCCAGACGTGGTCCTCCAATCGCAACGGGTACGGGGGCGCTGTGAACCCGCTGGTGTCGCGGAACTTGTGCCTCCAGCGCAGGGCCGGCAGACACATGGCCCGGCCGCCGCGCTGACGCACCAATTCGTGCGTGTACCCCTCCTCGCCACCGAACCCGCGGAACAGTGGGTTAAAGCCGGGCCATGCCTCGCGCCGCATCATCCACAGTCCCAGGCCCATCATGGGGATCTCGAACGGCGCGCCCGCCGCGTCGCCACCTCGGGGGTCGCGCTCCCACATCCCCCACAGGCCCGGGGCGGCCGGCTGGTTCCAGTGCGTCGACAGGCCCGCGCCGTCGTCGTGGATCATCGGCCCCTGGATGATGTCCCGGCTGTCCGGGTGCGCGCGGGCGTAGTCGATCGCCGCGGCCACCGCACCCGTCTCCAAAATCACGTGCGAGTCGATGCACATGACCCACGGCGTTTCGGCGAACCGGAACACCGCGTCCCGTGGCGCGCTCGTGCCCGTCAGGTCCGGGCGGTGGTAGTACGCGCCCCCGACCGCGCGCGTGATGCTCTCCGTGCGCCGGCACCGCTCGGGGGAGTTGTCCACCACGACGTAGCGGCACCGCGGGTGGTTCGCGTGCAGGGCCGTGAGCGTGAACCACACGTGGTCCGGCTCCCGGTGCGTGGCCATGCCGATCGTCAACACGTCGCTCGGAGTGCTCATAGTTCCTCGTTAGGGGGCGCAGTTATGGGGCGCAGTTCGTGATCGCCACGTCGACGCCCGAACACCCGCCCGCCGGCGGTACGCATTCGCACACGCCCGTGCACGAATTGCCCGTCAAATTCCAGGTGCCCTCGACGCAGTTCCAGCCGCACGTCCCGCAGGCCGGGGCCGGCGTGGTGGTGGTGAGCGGCGGGGCGGCGGTGGTGGCCCCCGCGATGCACGCGCCGGCGAGGAAGCTCCCGGGTACGCAGGGCGTACCACCGAAGGCGTCCGCGCACCCGCACCCCGAGCCGCAGGCGGAGGAGAAGTAGTGGTACCCGATCCCGGTGTTGTTGCACTGGTACACGCAGTTACCGCACGGCGCCACCGTAGTCGTCGTGGTGGTTGTCGGGGCCGCGGTCGTCGTGGTCGTCGTAACCGGCGCGATGCACGGGGTCTCGACGGCCGCGCCGGGGGACGGGGGCGACCCGACAGGCGCCGCGCACCCGCACAGGGCGCAGAAGCGCGTAATAATGTCCCAATTGTCGCCCGTGGACGTCCCCCACACGCACGTGCCCGAGCACCCCGGACCGGCGGTGGTCGTCACGGGCGGGTAGCACGGGTCGCCCCCGCCGCCCGGCCCGTGGACGTAGCACCCAGTCGACGCCTCCTGCGCGCAGACAGTGCCGTCGCTCGCGGGCGGGTCGCAGTAGCAGCTGGGGACGTTCACGCCGGAACAAGAGTCGGACAGCTTCTCCCACGCGGTTCCGGTCCACACCCAGCGGCAGCCGCCGCTACAGGAGGGCGGCGTATACACGCACGCCGTGTGGCTCGACGAGCACGCGGTACACGACCCGGACGGTACGGGGCACGGGCACGCCGACGAGCACCCGTTGGAGGTCTGGACCCACCCGCGCGTCGGGTGGCAGTACCAGTCGCACCCGGCCGCGCACGCCGAACTGGTCGTCGTGGTGCACGGGCCGGCGGTCGTCGTGGCCCCGCCGCAGTGCGGCGGGAGCTGATCCGTGGAGAAGTGGCCGCACGCGGTAGTAGTGGTCGCGTCGGCGTCCGCGCAGTACGTCGGGGCCTGGCACGCGCACCCGGAGGCACAGGTAGAAGCGGCGCGCGCCCAGGTCTTGGTCGAGGCGGTGTAGGCCCAGGTGCAGGCGCCGGGGCAGGGCGCCACGGTGGTGGTCGTGGTTGTTGTCGTGTTCGGGGTCGCGACAGATATGACCGTGTTCCCCGCGCCCCGGTGGAGCGACAATGGGGCGGCGACGGACAACCGCCTCCAGCGTTCCACCTCCTGATACATTTCGTTCAGGCGCTGGGCTTCCGACGACGTTATTTCACCGGGCCGGAAGTTCATGAGTTGTTCGGGGATTGGAACAGTTTGATGTAGTCATAATCTTCGACCAGGCGCGGATCAACCGACGCCGCTCCCGACCCGCCCGTCCGCGTCGCCAGGAACCACTTCCCCGAATTGGTGTCGCCCGCAACCACGGGCGAAGGGCCGCGCCAGGGCATGTTGTTGTGGCCCAAGTTCGTCGTGATGTTAAAGCCGGACGCCTTCCCCTTGGTCGGGTTGAAGTAGTTCATCAAGAGCTCAATGTTGTACACGTAAGCGCTCTCGGTCCCCATCGCGAGCGCCCACGGCACCCGGTTCAGTTTCGCGCCGAGCAACAGCAGCGTGCCCGCCGGGTACCCGCGGAACTCGTCGCGGTTCACCTTGCCCATCCCGTCGAGGATGTTCTTGGGCAGGTCCGTGTCCGTTTTGAGCACGAAGTCACTGGGCACTGCCCCCCAGTGCAAGACGATGTCGGGCTTGACGAGGATCTGGCCGAACGGGGCCGGGTAGTCGGTGCCCTTCGGGTTCGACACCGGTGGCGCGTTCGATTCGCCTTCGGCGAACTTGAGGGTGAACCCGTCCAGGCTCAGGAACTCGATTCGCGGCTCGACGTCGACCCAAACGTTTCGCTTCCACTCCTGCGCCAAACGGTCGATCTGATCGTCCTGGAACAGGTTGTGGACGAGTGGGGTAAACCGGGCCGTGATCTTGGCGTACTGGTACGCCGCTCGGTTCCCGACGTTGGTTGCGGCGAGCGCGAACCCGTTCGCCGGCACCTTTAGTCGCGTCTGCGAACTCAGCGTCTTGGTCCCGGGCTTGAACTCCTCTTCGGCGACGCTCGTGCAGATGAGTCGCGTGTACCGCGGGTGGTACGCGGGGTTGGTGCGCTGGATCAGGTACGTACCGGCCAGGTATTGGACCGCGTTGTACCCGAGAAAAAAACGTAACGCGCCGCGCACCCGGTCGCCCGAAATGATCCCCTCGAGCACCGCTTCGGCGCCGGTGGAACTGAACGAGTTGGCGCCGGACGGGCGGAAGTTGCGAACCGCTTCTTTCCAGTGGCTCGCGTCAAACGCTTCGGGCCCGGCGGCGAGTGGGTCGGGGGCTGGCATGTGCACAGGTTGGCGCCGCCAGTTGCCTGCCCTATTCCGCCCGCGGCTCGCTCACCTCGTACCGGAAAATCATCCCGCTTACCGTGACGATCGCGCCCCCGGTACCGCTCGTGTCGTAAGTCGATCGGTTTCGGTTCTGCACGTTGACCGGGCTCACCCCGCCCGCGCCCGGCTTGTAGAGCCGGCGGCGGATCGCTTGCCGCTTCTCCCGAAACTCCTCGTCTTCGAGCAGCACCGGGCTTTCGCCGCCCTGGGTTACCGCGGCCGACGCTTTCACGAACTCGATGAGCACGTTATAGGTGACGGTGACGTTCTCAAAATCACCGTCCGCGTCCACCTCTTCGGGCTCGTTCGAGGACAACACGAAGCACGGGAGTTTCCACCCCGGGTTCCACCCGCCGTTCGGGGGCTTACCACCTGCAACAGGGCGCTTGGTGCGGTAGACGGAAATCGTGGGGTAGAGTTCCGCGAGTACGGATTCGACCCCGTTCACGATCAGTGTGACGTCGGCTGCCATGTGCGCAGTGTCACCCCACGGGTTGCCTCTCGGGTGTACCGTGCATGGTGCGGTGACAGGCAACCCGCGACCGGATAATCGGCCGGACTCCCTCCGCACACGCCCGGGGCACCGCCATGATGACTCTGCTGCTCGCTCTCGCGGTCGCGATCTGCTTCGGCGCCCGGGTGGTGACCCACACGTTCACGTTCGGGCACGCGGGCGGCTCGGTGTCGCTTTCCGATTCCGTCCAGGTGACCGGGGAATTAGCTACCGAAGCGAACATCGCCGTCGCCGCCTCGACGACGAACCAGCAAGAGAACATCGCGTTCAACCACACGAACCTCCAGGGCGTCTACATCAAGTCCGACGTGACCGTGACGCTCAAGACGAACAGCAGCGGGAGCCCGGACAACACGATCACGATCACCGCGGGCAAGCCGTTCGTGTGGTACGCCGGCTGCGGGATCGCGAACCCGTTTACGGCGGCCGTGACGACCACGTACTGGACCAACGCGACGGCGGACCCGGCCACGATCTACATGCGCACCCTGGTGAGCTAATCGGAGGTACCAATGGCATTCCTGCCCGGCAAGTTCGCCCGGTTCCGCGCGCCGGCCGCCATCGCGGGCGCGTTCCGGTGGAACATCGGGTTCCGCCGCGAGCGCCTCGACCTGACGAACTTCGAGAGCGCGATCAGCGTCAGCGGGAACAACGTCCACAGCGAGGGCGCGACGGGCGTTTTGGACACGACGTTCACGGTCGAAATGTACCTGAACGATATCACCATCAACGCCTTCTTCCCCGAAGCACAAGGGGTGTGCGACCTGTTGTACCGCAAAAATGTGGAACTCGGGTACAAGGGCGTTGTGGCCGACGTCCTCGAGTTCCAGCCCAGCACGACCGTCCGCGACCGCGCGATGGGTACGGTCCAGTTCCAGGCGAACGGGCGCGTCCTTCCGGCGTTCTAACATGCCCATCTACGACTGCCGAAAAGACGGTCGCGACCCGCGGGCACGATACTTCCCGTGCCCCGTTCGCGTCATCAACCCCGCCGACGGCGAGCGCATCCCCAACGTGTTCTTCCTGGACACCGAGCGGTGCCAAATCGCCCGGTTCATCGTCGACGCGAAGGGCGAACCGCTTGTCTCCCCGCAGCGCAAAAAGCGGATGGTGGACGACGGCCGCGGCGGGATGAAGCTCGAAATTTATTACGACCGGCTGGAGACCTGGGAGCGGCGCCCGTTTATCGCGCTGCGCCTGAACCCCGACGGCACCACCGGTGAAGTTGTCGCCAAATCTGAGGACGTTCCGTGAGCAAGCGAGATCGATCGAAGGAGCAAAACAAACGCGGCAAACGAGCGCCGTCGACCCAATTCATCACGATGACCCCCGGCCCGACGATCGAGGCAGACGGGAAGACGTGGCGGCTCGGGTTCAACACGCAGAACGCGAAGGGGCGGTTCGAGGAACTAGTCCGCGCGCACGTGCTCCGCGACGCAATCCGCACCCGCCAAGTTCTTGGAGACGACGGTGAGACGTACTACCAGGACGTGCGCGACTCGCTAACGGCGGGTCACTACGATACGTTCGAGCCGGGGTGGGTGCGAATCCTTAAGTCGAGCGCCGGGAGTCGCCTGTTCCTCCTGTCCCTCCTGCAAAAGCACCACCCGGACGCGACCGAAGCCGACGCCCAAAACCTGCTCACTAATCATCGTGCTGAGACGGAGGCGGCGCTGGCCGTGGTGAGCCCGGATTTTCTTCAGGCGGTGGCGCGACAGACGGCCCTGGAAAAGGGCGCGACACCGCAGGCCGCAGACGCCGTCGCCGCCGAACTCGCAAACAAGATGCACGGAGAACTCGCCAGCGAACCGGCTTCCGCTACCGCTTAATTTGGGTCTATAAGACGCTCCTCGCGGATCCGTTCCGTGTGCCGCGAGCGGAGATCGGCGAGCTGACCGACTGGCACGTGTGGCAACTGTACATCAGGCCGGCGGTGCACTCGGCACGTAAGAGCGGGCGGCGGGACGGTGGCAGGCGGCGGAATCGCAAGGCGAGCCGGCTCCCGACCCGCGAGGAGTACATCGCCACCGGCGCGCACCTCGGCGGCGATCCGGAGGCACTGGGAAGCGAGTACGACACGTGGGCGGCCAGTGAAGAAGGCCAACGACTATGTACCCGAACCAAGACCTCGAAAACTGGCTGATCAAAATCACCGAGTGGACACGGCGCACCGCCGAGGCCCTGGAGAAGAACGCGGGCGCCGGCGGCAGCGGCAGCGGGAACGGTTCGTCCAATGACCCCAAGAACACTTTCCTCACCGGGTTGACCACCGGCGCCGGCAAGCTCCTCGGGGTATTCGCGGCCCTGGAGAAGTCCGTCACGTCGTTCGGTTCCGCGCTCGCCCGGTTCGTGGGCCAGGCGTCGCCCGTCACGATCATGCGGTGGAACCAGGCCCTCGCGGACGCACAGGCGGTCATCGGCCGGGCGCTCATCCCGATTCTGGAGAGAATGACGGGAGCGGTACGTGCGGTCGCGGATGCGTTCGTGAACCTGTCCCCGCAGGCCCAGCGGCTGCTCACCGGGTTGGGAGTGGGCGCCGGGTTGGGGGCCGCGATCGGCGGGATCGTCGTCGCGGTGAAAGCGGCGATCGCGGTGTTTGGTGGTGTGCCGGTCGCGATTGGGGCGCTGGTCGCGGCGTTCGTGGGCGTGGCTTCGACGATGGACAGCGGGAAGAGTATCTTTGAGGCGTTCAAGGCAGCACTGGGCGGGGCGGTAAGCGTAATTGAGGCGTTAGCGCTCGCGATTACTCCGCTGATCGATTTTGTGATCACACCTGTTCTTCGTCACCTGGCCGAAGAAGCAAACAAAGCCGCCGTCGCCTTAAGAGATTTTGTGAACGACGTCCGGGAGATGGTGGGCAAGGACAAGCTCCCCGAAAACAAATCGAGCGTCGGCGCTGCGGTGCGAGGTGCCCAGATCGGCGACATCCAATCGTACATCAACCGTGCGTACACGAGTGCATTTTCGGCGGGAGTGGGGAAATCTGTTGAAGAGAAGCAACTTGAGGAACTGAAAGGCATCCGGGCCGTCATTGATAAAAGCGGATACGCTCCCAACTCGGACTCTTGGGCCAGTTCAAAGCGCGGGGGGGAGCAAGTGGGGAAATGGGTAGGCGCGCCCGAAACTGGTCGACGAATCGGCCGTTTGATGGACTATGCTCACGGGCCAGTGACGCTGGCACCACGAGCGATAGTTGAGACACTCCGGCAGCTTTTTGGCTAATTGCGCTCGCGTGATACAGTCGTGCACACATCATCAACAAATTCAAGCGTTACGCTGAACAGAAGCGACCGCCAAGTTCCGTAGACAATCTTTCCGCCATGTTGTCGATCAATGTCTTTAGGCCGCCCCAGCACCTCGGTAATTTCTTCCTTGGTTTTCCCAACTATTGGGCGAAGAGATCTTACCTTTTCTTTCAGTTTCGCTGCAGGAAGTGCCACGAGTAGACCAATAGCGCCCGCCCCACCAAACACAGCGCCGATCAGCAATGTGGAACGATTCCATGTCCTGATGGTGGCGAATCCCCGCTCGCCCGATGACTCTTCGATACTAACAACTCCAATAATAAACAATATGAGAGAAATTATCGCAATGTGACTTGAGCGCATAAGCCGCCTGCCGCGGGCGCACCACCAGAGCAGGCGCGGCCCGCGCGCAGCTACTCGCCCGATCGCTTCACGCCTCTGCCATCGCAACCGGGCGGTAAGAGTGATTCGTTCGGTCGGGGTGGTGATTAGAACGCGCGCGGGCGGGCAGGGCAAGGAGAAATGAGAGGGTCAGAACCTTCGCGATCAGTGGTGCAGTCAAATTTTTTGCACGCCATTGCATTCGACCCGTAGTTATGACAACATCTTCAAGCTCGCCCAGTAAAGCTCTTTCGGAACCAAACACAACGGAGCAGTTCGCCCATGCCGGACGGCGAAAGTGCCACAAATGCAAACGCTCAGTACCCCGACTTTTACCCACAACAGTGCCCGCCGCCCGAAGCAGTTTCGGCGAACGGGTCGGCTTTCCGTATCCTAAAAGAAAATCGTGTATCTCCAACGGATTTCCTTTCTCACCAAGAACTTGGGAAAACATTCAGGCGAAAGCCAAGCCCTCTTGACCGCTGCACTTGGTGCGGGCTATCTGTTTTTCCAACGATTGAAGGGGCACGGCACGCATTAAAGGCCGTACCCACACTAGGAGCGGCTATTGCAGGAGCAAAATTGACCCCGGATCGCGGGCACACGATGCCGACGTACAAACCACCTCATATGACTTGGTGGTGCTATAATGGGTGCCAAAGGGAACAGGGATTTTATCTCGTGGAAGGGTCAGAAGATGTGGGCGGTTAAGGGCCAAAGGCGACGGCCGTCGAGTATAAAAATCGAACCGGCCACCGTACTTTATGAGTACGATGGCCCCCGCATTTTCACGTGCGACGTTGGAGGGAAGTTGTTTCTCGCTTACCAGTGCGGTGAAGACGAGAAGAGGCTTCGCTTTCTGTTGGTTCCCACAACTAGTTACGCAATTTGGACACTCGTGAAGGGTTACCAAGATCTTCGATCAATGATCGCCGTTAAAGGTGCGAGATTGGTCGACTTGGCTTACGACGGCGAAACACAAAGCTACTGGGATGTTTCCGTTTTAGACATTCCGCACGACGTGTTACCCAAACATGGAGTGATGTTGTGGCCACAACATGCTTCAATTGTGCGGCCATTTAGCATTAGCAATGCATCGGCGAGCAATTTCTCTACCGTTTCTCTAAAACGAAAATTCTCTTACGCCCAGAGCTTCTAATGCCATTGCCAGTTTACACACTCTTGGCCCGCGGACTGCTCGAAGACACGTCTACTAAACTGGTGACGGCGTACAATTTGGTGGAAATGATTGATATTCACAAAATATCCGAAGAGACAAACCAGCCAGACGGAACGAAAGTCATTAGATGGAATCCGCTATTTATCATATCCGCGTGGATGATTGACCTAAAGAATAACGAGACTGAAAAAGACAGATTTATTCAAGAGATTTTCTTTGAGATTCCTGATACCGACTCGCCACTGGGATTTACAAAACTAGATCTCATCTCAAGTGATTTTAAATTCGCTCCTCAAAACGGCATGCTAATAAATAGAACTACAGTGCAACTCGATAGCCCCATTCCATTCGCTGGCCCCGGAATTATGTGGGTGGCCAGTCGGATTAAACGAGACGGCACAGAAGAATGGACGACTCAAAAATATCCAGTTGTGGTGCGTGAAAGAATCCAAAAAGAAACTGATGCTCCCGCCGGCTAATACCTCCCGTACCTTCTCTCCGCCTCGCACACCGCGCTCACCATCCCATACCCGATTCCCCCGACCTCACTCGGCCCCGGCGCCACCGGCTCACCGCCAATCAACAGCGCCGTCATGTCCTTAATCATCTTCCTCGGGTCCAACCACTCCACCGCCTTCAAATCGTAGCTCGCCAGTGCCGCGCCTCTCCCCAACGTGAAGTACGCGGCCAACCGCTCCGTCCAGATCGGCATTTGATCAGCGGACGCGATCTGCGCCCCGGAGTAGCCCATCGTCGCGATGATCGACGTCAGGTCCGCGGTCGCGTCCCGCAGCGACTGGGCCGACAGCGACAACCACTCGTTGGCGAGCTGCGCGACCGGCACGTGGAGAGAATCGGCGACGCGCTGGAGCACGGCCGCCTGGATCGTGTACCGCGGGTCGCTCAGGTCGAGGACGCCATACGCGACGACCGTGCGCGCCCCGTCGTCGGTGCGGCGCACCTCGAACCGGTGCTGTTTGTAGTACGGGAGCGCGGCCAGGTTCAGGCCCGCGATCGTCGCCGTTATCACCCGGTTCGCGGCGTCGGTGATCGCCACCGAAACCGCGCCGACCACCTCCTGGCCCGTCTCGCCGTTCCACAACGTGCCGGCGAACGCCCAACCGGACGCGATCGATCCCGTGCCCTCGACCGTGATCGTGATCGTGTAGTCTTCCGAGACCGCCGCCGGGCGGCACTCGATGTACCCGTTGTTCGTCATGGACTGCTCCCGTCGTCGCCACCGATCGTAAATCGCGCCCCACCGCGCCCCACCGCGCCGAACTGTCGCCCGCCGGACTGGTAAACGACCGTCACCTCGGCCGACTCGCTGCCGAACTCGTCCACCGCGCGCACCCCGAACACGTCTCCGTAAGCCGCCGGCAGGAAGTAGTACGGCGAATCGGCAACACCCGTCGCCACCACGTCCCCGTTGCGCGTCAGCGTCGCCGTGATGACCGAGCCGCCCCCGGGCACCGGATCGGGGAGCACGAAATAGAGCGGTACACCGGAAACCGTGCGCGTGCCGACGTGGACGCCGGTCGGAGCGGCCGGGGCGATCGCTTCGCCGGAGAACAGGAGTAACAGCATCGCGCACCTCGTGTCCGGCGCGAATTACCTTGCGGGATTCGGCGCGCCTTGCTCTAATACTGTCGATTCAGATGTTATGTTCACTACAACCACGTCAGGAAGCCGCCGCATGCGCCACCTCTCTCTCGCCCTCGCCCTGTCCGCTGCCACGGTGCTGATGTCCACGGGCCGGGCGGATGCCGCGTTCACGGTGACGTCGCCCGATCCGTTGAACTCGATCGGGTACCTAGCCGATATTCTGGACAAGAACAGTCTCGTTTCGGGACCGCTGCCTGTTCCGAGCGGTGGGTTCACGACGTTGCAAATTGTCGGGTTTCAGGACATCACGGTGGTCAGTGACTACTTGGTTGCCAAGACCTCGAACATCACCTTTGACCTGTATGCCGTGAACGGCACGACTCCGGATACGTTTCTCGGTTCCTACAACTACGGGATTACAAACGATAGGGGCGACGGCACTCTCCGAACGAACATCACACTGCCTTTCCCCAATATCGCCCTCTCGCCATCACAGCTCAACGCAACTCTTGATGTCGGCACCCCGTCGCTCACGTTCTACCTGACTAACTTCCGAGAAACCGATATCGTCACGCCAACCCCTGCGCCGGCCGGTCTCATCTTGCTCGCGTCCGCTCTCCCGTTCGCGGCGCTGCTTCGCCGCAAAAAATCCATCACAAGTTGATGATAATCGGCATCTGAACGCCGCCACCGCCCGAGGGAAGCTCTGAGAAAATCAGGCCGAATGCCGCGGGCGTTTCCGTTGTCGTTTTCGTCCACGAGACGCTCCCCGCGGTGACGTCCAGAGTCGTAACCATCGCTAAGTTTGCGGGTATCAGGTCCGCGGACACGGCGACCGCGGTGGACAAGTTGTACCGGTTCGTGCTGACGGTTCCCGTGTTACTCTGCTGCACGAACGCTTGGTACGTGCCCGGTTGCAACGTGACCGGGCCGCTGTCGAACAGGAGCCGACCCTGGCGAGTGTTCGACGTGGCCAGTATGTCCGCGAACAGGTTCGTGGAGACCGCCCCGCTCACCGGCGTCGATCCACTGTAGATCTTCGCGAGCAGATCCGAAGGGGTACCGGTGACGGACATCGCTCCGGCGTCGATCCCGTCGAGCACCGCGGGGGCCAGGAGCGTGAACTCGAACCCGACGGCACGGGTGCCGTAGATCTGCTGCGTCGTCCCACTGACCGCGTAGGGGCACATCCCTTCGGTGACGATCGAATCGTCATCGAGCACGAGGGCGCAGATCGGAGCCGCGCTCACCACAGCGAAGCTGCTCCGGGTCGATGCGGTTGTGGTGGTGAGGGGGGCGACCGGGGACGTGTTGACGCTTATCGACGACCGGAGCGACAACGCCGTGCTGGAACCAGCAGTGATGAGGACAACGCAGTAGCGCCCCCCCACCGTTCTGGCCGTAGTGGGCAGCACATCGAACTGCACGAACTGCCAGCCCGCAGACGGCGTGAAATCTTTGGTCGCGTTCGCGTCGTACAACGTGCCTGAAGGTTTCCCGTTGCTGTCGGTCGTCTCGTACCGCAACGTCACCGTGTTCGGCGATGTTAGGGGCGTGGCCCAGTTGATCCACACGCCTTTGGGTTTTCGGACACTGCGTGCCTTGTGCCGGGCTGCCCATCCGACGTCGGTCCCGGTCATCACGAACGTGGTCGCCACCCCACCGTTCGCAAACAACAACCCGAACGGGTCCGCGGTGCGCCCGCGTGAAAACGCTCCGACGGCCATCACTCACCATCTTTCTTGTGTTGACACAGCGCCGCCACATGCGCACAAGGGCTGTGGGCCTGTTTGCAGCCGCGGCACACGTTCACGCGCGCGCCGTCCACGAGGTACGTGTTGTGGAAGTCGGTGCCGTCCTGGGGCCGCTCGCAGCACCCGCACAGGAACGTACCGACCTGGAGGGCGCACCGGGCGACCGTGGTCTGGGCGCGGATCTCGGCGCGGATACGGTCTTTGGAGGGCATTAGGAACCCGCTTTCTTCGGTTCGGGCGGCGTGTAGAGCGGTGCCCACTCGCCAGTCATCTGGGACAGGGGGACCGGATCTTTGAGACCGGGAATCCGCACATGCAATTCGCCCTGAACCACTGGCCGGCTGAACGCAACAATGACAGGTTCGCTCGAACTATCGAACCGCCACCACCAACGGTCGCCCGTCTTCGCTTCGGGCTTCTGCGCGGAAAACTCCGTCGGCCCCACAGCTTTTGAGCAAACTCCCGAAACTCGATTGCAACAACGTGGCCTTCGTCGTACTGACTGCGGCACTTGCTCTCTTGCCGGTCGGCTTCGGCGAACATCTCGTTCGCGATCCGCTTGCGCTCGGCCGCGAGGACTTCTTGTTGCTTCTCAACTGCCGCATTGAGTGTGCTGTAGGCCGAAGAAAGCTCCCGAGCACGCGATCGTAATAGGCTCAGATTCTCATCTGTTAAATGGCTTCGTGTGATCAGAACTGGCTGCAGCATCGCGTTAATGGTTTCGCTAACCACTTGTAACGCCATATCAGCGGTCATCTCTTTTTGCTCGTCCATTGTCCTACACTCCCGTTAGCACGATCGTGTGACTTCCGGTCCCGCTCACCTGGATCTCGCCCGCGGCCCCGATGCGCGCCGCGTCGCCCCAGTCGACGCTCACCGCGAGCGACTGCGCCCCGCCCCCGTCGACCGTGTACGTCCACGTCTTCGCCGGGTCCAGGTTGGCGAGCACGACGTTCGTGGTACCCGCCACCGCGGTCCAGGTGACCGTGTACCCGCTCGATTCGACCCTATTAAACGTCGTCGCGGGCCACAGCCCACTTGAGGGCGCGGCCCCGAACATCACGAGCAAATCGTTTTGCGCCGACCGCGTAACGAGCGCCCCCGCTGCTTTCGTCCCGCCGGTCGAGTCCTGGACGAGTGTGGCGGTCTGGGTCGCGGGTCCGCCCGACACGTCCGCCATGAACACCACGTTCAGGAACGTGTCCCACGTGTTCGTTGTGTCCGCGGGCCAGGGCGTCGACGGCCACACGCGGACCTGGTACCGCGCTTCGGGCGAGTACGCGCTCCCGTCCGCGACCGTGCTCAGGTTCGCGTTCCCCGCGATCACGTCGCGGTATGGCGGGTAGAAGATCGCCGCCTCGGAGTAGGTCGCGACCACCCGGCTCGCGGGCAGGAGCGGCACCATCTTCAGGTTCGAGCCCGGGGACGGGTACCCGGTGGCGCCGGCCGTGCTCCAGGTGATGTCCGCTCCGCCCCCGTTGATGGTCGGGACCGCGGCGGCGTGGACGATCAGTTGCTTTAGCGCGGGCGTGCCCGGGCTGGCGGGTACCGTGGTACTCGCGCCGAGCGGGACGTTCGAGACCGGGTTCGAGGTGATGCGGGTACGGTCCGCCAAACTATCACTCGCGCGGTACGTGGCGTAGAACCCGACCCCGGTCCCGGTGCCGCCCCCGTTGGGCAACAGGATCGGGTTCTGCGCGAGCACCCGGTCGAACGTGACGACCACGTCCGACTTGCCGTCGGTGGAGGGGACGTACACGACGGCCGGCGTCCACTCGTGGCAGAACGCGGGCGGGGTGCCGCCGTAGATGACCGCGACGTCGTAGTAGGGGCCGTAGGTCTCGCCCACGCAGTAAGCGTAAGCGAACGCCGACCCGAACTTGTACGCGAGCGGGCGCTGGGTGCCGCGGACCACCGCGCCGTTCGGCCGGAACAAGTTGCCGAACTGCCCGAGCCCCCCGATCATCATCTGGTTCGAGCAGTCGGCGTAGATCCCCGGCCCGCCGTACCCGAGCGGGCTCGTGAGCGCCCACCCGCCCTTGCGGTACACGCCGTGGTTCCGGAACTGAAACGCCTGGTGGTCGGTGCCGTTGACCGGGTTCATCAGGCACGCGAAAAAGCTGTCGTCGGCTCCCGCGCCGGTGTGGTAGGTGACCATCCCCTGCACCGGGTCGCCGTGCCCGGCCGGGAGCGTGCTACGGGCCGCGGTGGTCGCGTAGGGGTTCACCCGCACGAAGTACCACCAGTAGGGCGTCGTGCTCCCGCCCCACGGGGCCGCGTTGTTCTTGTCGTAGATCTCGCGCGCCAGTCCCAGGGCGGCCGGCCCGATTGTCGCGTTCCCGCGCGAGACGTTGCCGGCCAGCGCGAGCGGCCCGTGGCGCCCGCGGACGAACCCGTTGGACCCGATCCCGTGGGTCACCCCCTCGTCGCCGAACTGGTACACCTGAAGCAGGTCCGGCGACCACTCGGAGACCTGTGCGAGCGCCGATTCACGCACCGCGGTGCGGGCGAGCGGGTGGTAGTCCGTGTTGTCCCCGGCGAGCGACCGCGCCTCGCGGATGGCCGTCTCGTTGAGCGCGTAGGCCACCGCGGTCTTGCCCCCGTACTCGCTCGATTCCGCGGGCGTGCCGCCGGAGAGCTGCTGCGCCCACGTGCCCCACACCTCGTTGGCGAACGTGTTGTTGTTCGGGCTGCCGGTCTGGGTCGCGTAGGCCGGCTGCAACCCCCCGTAGGGGACGAACTGGCTCTGCCGGGTCCACGAGCCCGCGGACGGGGCGCGGCCCAGTGCGTCCCAAAAAGCGGGTCCGAAATAGCCGACCGCGAACGAGTTGTGGTTCGTCTCCTGCGCGGGGCCGATGCGCACCCCGCCCGTGTACTGCTTCGTGTTCCAGCCCGCGGTGTACTTGATCCACGCCTCGATGCCGGCCCGGACGTTGGCTCTCTGGTTGGTCGTCCACGCCCCCTGGCACCAGTCGTACATCATGATGACTTGCTGCAGCGTCGCGCTGACGAAGTTCAGTGCGGGCGCGCCCCGGAGCGTCCACACGGGGCGCACGAGCAGTTGCGCCCCGAACGTGCTCTGCGCGCCGGCCGGGTTCGCCGCGAGCATCGTGTACGCGGCCTGGGCGTACACCGCCGTCCCGGTGATCTGGTACATGAGGGCGGCGTACCAGCCCACGTCGCCCCAGGCGTCGAGGTACCCGAGGCCCGCGGTGGTGCCCGACGAGTGGTACGCGACGGACTGGTCCGCCAGGGTCTTGATGCGCGCGAACTGCTGGCCCCCGTGGTTGATCGGCGAGCCGTTGTTGTAGTCGATTTGCATCTGGCGGTAGATCGCCAGTTGCTGCGGCGGGATCATGACCGTCGCCGGCGCCGGGGCCAGGTCCAGATCGCCCGTGTACGTGTGCCCGGCCGCGAGCGTGGAGACCGTGACCGTGTTCGAGTAGGACGAGTACCCGCCCGCGCTAAAGGTCCGCGTGCGGACCTGGTAGGACGAGGACGCGACGAGCCCGGTGACGTAGCAGGACCAGACCCACTTGCCCACGGTGGTCAACTGCGCCCAGTCCGCCCCGCCGTTCGTGGACACCTCGATCGCCGTACCGAGTTCGTCCTCCGCGTTCAGCTGCCACTCGAGGCTGACGCGGGTGTCGTCGTAGGCACTCGCGGTCAGGTTCGTGGGCGCGGTCGGCGCGCCGCCCGACGTGCCCCCGAGCGTGACGCCGGCGGACACCGTTGATGTCGCGGACTGCCCGTAAGAGTACGTTTGGTACCCGGTCTGGGTGCGCCCGGTAAACGGGGTCACGCGCCACTTGTACGTCGCGCCCGGGGCGAGTCCGGAGTCCACGAGGTAGACGCACCCGGGGTACATGTTGGGCGCGGCGACCTGCCACGTGGTCCCGTTGTCGGCCGTGCGCTCGACCAGGATGCCCTCTTCGACGCGGTCCGTCTGCAGGGTCCATTGCACGAGTGCGGACACGGCCGTGAGTGCGGTACCGGTGACACCGGTTGGTGCCGTGATGGTGGGCGGGCTCAGCGGGAGCGTGATCGGGCCGACCACGTTCGACGGCGGGCTCGCGGCCCCGCTGTTCGCGTTGACCGCGCGGAACCACAAGGTGCTGCCGGGGGTCAAGCCCGCGAAGTGGAACCGCTGCGGCGCCGCGCCGTAGGTCGCCTGGAACGTGTTGTAGTAGCCCTGGGTCTGGACATCTGTGGTGTTGTCCGGGATCTGGGGCCACACGTTCGCGGTGTCGCCCGGGGGCCAATCTTCACCGTTGGTCGACATCTGCCAATTCAGGAACACCGCGGGCGGGTTCGTCGCGGAATTGGCCGTCAGGTCGATCCGCACGAGCGTGGGCGAGAGGGCCGTGGCGGAGAGCGTCCCGCCCGGTGCGGCGGGCGCGTTCGGTTTGGACTGGAGGTACCGGTTGTTACTTCGCCCCTCACCGAACCCGTTGACCGCCGCGACCGCGTAGTACCAGTACTTTCCCGCCGGACCAGCGTTTGGGTCGGTGTAGGTGAGCGTGTCGGCCGGGAGCCCGGTGGCGATCGCCTCCATACTCGTTGGAGCAATGCCGCGGTACACGGTGTACGACTCGGTATTGGTCGCGTTGGACACCCACACGAGCGTGATGTGTGTCGCGTCGCTCGACGTGGGCTGCGCGAGCGTCGGCGCGGCGGGGGCCGATGAGCCGCCCGATTGCGTGGTGCCGCTCCGCACCAGTGTGTAGGCCGAATCTCCGAACCCGTTGTAGGCGCGGACGCGGAAAAAGTACGTCGTGGACGAACTGAGCCCGGTGGCCTGGTAGGTCGTGACCCCGGCCAGCACCGTATCGATCTGCGTCCACCCGTCGATCCCGTTCAGCGACCGTTCGATCTTGAACCCGGTCTCGTTGACCGAGTTATCGACCCACGACAGGTTGAGCTGCGTCGCCGCGGCGCCGCCGGACGGCAGGGAGACCGCGAGGTTCGTCGGCGCGTTCGGCGCCTGCGCGGGGCTCTGTGTCTGCGCGGTGACGATCGGCGTCCAGTCGGACGCGCCGAAGCCGTTAAACCCGCGCACGCGGAAGTCGTAACTCGTGCCGGTCACGAGCCCGGTGACGGACGCCCCGGTCGCGTGCGGCGCCGTGAGCGGGAGCGAGGTCCACGTGTCCGCGTCGTGCAGCGAATACTGGACCTCGAACCCCTGGTCGGTATCGTCCGCGGGCGTCCACCCGAGGTCGATGCGCTCGCTGGACAGGACGAGCGTGTTCAGTCCGACGGGCACGCCGGGCGGGAGCTGGGGCGGGTCCGAGGTGACGACGGTGATGACCGGCGCGGTGGCGGAATCGACAGAATCCCCGTTGAACTCCACCTCCGCGAACGCGCGGAAGAAGTACAGAGTGGCCGGTGTCAGGCCGCCGACCGTGACGAACGTGCCCCCGGCCGCCGTGTTGCCCCCGTTGCTCCACGACTCCCCGTCGAGCGAGTATTCCGCCCGGTAGGTCGCGATACCCGCGTTGGCGTCGGTCCACGACAGCGTGACGCTGTTAGTAGTCGGGGTGCCGGAGAGCCCCGTGGGGGGAAGCGGGCGCACGGCGACGCCGAACCCACGGGAGTGGTACGCGCGGGCCACCCGCTGACGCGGCACCAGCGCCCGGAGCGACTCGGGGCGGTCCGCCATTACTTGTACTCCACGATTACCAGCATGTCGTTGGCGTCGGTGAGCGCCGTCGTGTTGGACGGGAGGAATCCTTTGGTGACGTAAAACGAGATGCCGGCGGCGAACTCCAGACCGTTCGCTTGCGAGTCCCCGACGACGGTGGGTAGGATGGACGAGGACGCGGCGGGTACCGCGAGCGTGGTCTTGACGGTGGTGGTGCCGGGCGTGGGGGCCGATGCCGAATCGCAGAAGTGAACGTACCGGGGCTCCGCGGCGTTCGTGTTGATTGCGATGACCTTGTACCGTTGACCCGCCGACGCCTTGACCACGGTGGCGTTCGTGCTCGCCGCCATCGTGTACTGAACGCCCTGGGTGCCCCCGCTGGTCGCGGTCGCGAGTTTCGCGGTCACGCTGTCGAGAGCGGCACTGAGCGCGCCCGGGTTCGTGTACAGAACACTGTTCACGTCGGTCGGGAGTTGCGCCGTTTCGCCGTCCGTTAGTGTCGGCAACGAGGCGCTGTACTTGCCCCCTACCTTCAAGATTGCCGCCAGCCCCGCCACGACGAGCCGCAACCGGTCGTTGACCGTGTTCGCGGCGGGCGCGCTGTCCACGATGCCGAGGATGGTCGCGAGGGTCGCGATTGCGGCGTCGTCGGTCGCGAGGGTGATGCGCTGGGTGCCCGGGGTGACGTTGCCCGCGCCGCCGATGATGTCGTAAGCGACGCCCGGACCCGCGTAGATCGATTGGATCGTGCGCTGGAAGTTGCCGAGCGGGACCGTCTGACCGTTGAGCGACGTTACCGCCTCAACGTTGACCGGGCTACCGGTCGCGGGCAAGTTGAGGTTGGCCATGTGCGGTCACCAAACGGAATGGGCCGCCGCATGACGCGAGCGGCCCGGGTGCGGGTCGAATACGAAAGCGCGCTCGCCGGCTACTTCTTAGTGGTGTCGCCGGGTGCCTGCGTGCCGGGCTTGGTGGCGTTGTCGAGGTCGGTGGTGAGTCGGGCGACTTCGGCTTTCAAACTCGTCACTTCCGCTTCTAAACGGTCCTGTACCTTCTGGTGCTCCTCGCACGCGCCCTTCAGGTGCTCGGTCTCGACCGTGTACTCGTCGCACTTCTTCTTGAAGGCGTCGCGCTGCTTCTCCAGTTCCTTCACGACCCCGTCATAGGTCGCGTTCCGCTTGCGCAGATCCGTGTTCTCGTCCGCGAGCCGGTTCCGCTCGTCGATCACCGTGTCCGGCGCCTTCTCCGCAACCGGCTTTGGGATCTCAAGGGGCACGTTGACGGCCTTGTCCGTCGGGCTCACCAGTCCGAGGTCCACGAGCCGCGGCAGGTCGTGCCCGACGAACACGTGTTCCGGCACAACGCTCTTGGGCGCGTAGGCCCCGAACTGACAGCCCAATTCGTAGTTCTGCACGGCGACGACTCTCGCTGAGGGGTTTTGAGGGGAGTAGCGGTGGCACCGGTTAAAAGTGCCACCGCTACCGCGGGTCGATCCGGGGCGCGCGGATCAGGTGTAGGTGATGACCGCGAACGCGGACGGGAAGAACATGACCGGCAAGCCGTTCCAGCCGCTCTCCAGCTCGTACCCGTGGGGCTGCTTGTTGTTGTAGTGGCACCGGACGTACAGGCCCTTGCCGATGTCCGCGTCGTCCCCGCCGATGCTCACCTCGTCGAACCCGCCCTTGCCCTGCTCGACGAGCCCGGCGTGGCGGGTGAGTTGCCACTGGGCGCGCTGCTGGCCCTCGGGCCGGGTGCCCTGCCAGAGGATCGTTTGGTTCGGGACGAAGTAAGTCCAGTTCGTTTTCGCAATCGCGTCGGCCGCCGTCGGGTAGTACCCCTCGTCGTAGATCTCGATCTGGGGCAGCACGAACCCGTCGTCCCCGCTCTGGCCCGCGATCTCGGCGTTGTACTTCGCGAGCCCCAGGATCGACCCGCCGTAGTCCAGCTTGTACGTCGAGATGATCTGGGTAATCGAGAAGAAGTCGGTCAGGGTGTTCGAGTTCATGAGCCACTTCGAGCCGCGCCCGAACCGGCTGTCGGTGCCCTTCTGGAGCGCGGCCTTCCACCCGAGCGCGTCCTGGATCGGGGTCGCGGTCGTGTTGCTCGACTTCCAGGCGGTCCCGGGCACCTTGATCTGGCCCGCGTAGTTGTCGACCTGATACTGGAACCGGCGCCCGCGCGTGTCGGTGATGTCGATCTTGCCCGTGGCCCACAGGTCCGCCGCGCTCTTGCGGGCGCGGTTCAGGATCATGGTGGCCGTGTCGGTCATGTAGATCCCGAGCCGGTTCGCGACGTTGATCGGGTCGCCGAGGGTGCCCGGTTCGACCCCGGCCGTGATCTCGCCCTCTTCGAGGAGCGTGGTCTGGCCGAAGTAGGCCGGGTCCGCGAAGTACCGCTTCCACCCGTTGAACTGGACCACGTCGGGCTTCGCGCCCATCCCGCGGAGCGGGGTCAGGCCGAAGTTCGTCTCCCACTGGTCCCAGTACACCTTGGCGCTGTCCACGTAGCTGAACGGGAACGCCGACAAGATCGCGTCGCCCCGGGACTTGGCGGCGCGGCGGGCGTAATCGGCCATGAGGATGCCGATCGCCTCCTGGAAGTTCTGCGTGAGCGTCGCCATCGTCGGGGCCTCGTTCAGGGTGTTCGGGTGCGAATCGTCTGTACGGTGAGCGCGGGCGCCAGATTCGGCCCGCGGCGCGGGTCAGATCAAGCGGGCCAGTCCGCCCGGCATCTTCGTGAGCTTCCCGAGCGTGTAGGCGTTCGAGTCCAGGCCCACGAGGTCCGACTCGTTGAAGACGCCCTCGAAGTACACGGTCGGCTGGCTGGGCTGGTTCGGGGACGTGAACGGGGCCGCGGCACCCGGCGCGACGACCGACCCGCCCGGGCTGAGCGTCACGTCGTACTTGAGGAACGCATCCACGCGGTTGTTGGTGGACGAGTTGTAGACGTCGAGTTGGCCCGGGCCGCACGAGCCGCGTGTGGTGCGCGCCCACGCCCCGGCCGGGGACGAGCCCCCGGTAAGGGCGGTACTGACCACAAACAACCCGCCGATGCGCTGGTTCGCGAGGTTCGTGTTGAACGTGCAGGTGTACGTGCCGCCGGTGCCCGAGGTGCTCGCGGTGCCCGTTACGGTCAGGTTCCCGGCGAACTCCGGGACGGCCGCAATCAGGGCCGCCTGGAAGTTGGCGAGCGAGATGTTGTACGCGAGGTTCGGCGTCTGGTAGACCTTGTCACCGATGAACGACACGTTGAACGTGCCGCCCGTAGCGGCACCGGTGAACGTCAGCGTGGCGACCTCGCTCTGGGCCGCGACCTGGACGTCGCCCAGGGCCTGCCCCTGCGAGAACGCGAGCCCCGTGCCGGTGGGCCCGCCGAAGGGTAGCGCCCCGACGCGCGGCACCGCGAGTTCCGGGCTGAGCGCGGGTTGGAGACCGAACATGCCGAAGCGAACTGGGGCGCCCATGCGTGTGTACCTGTGGTTCGGGTGCGGTTACTACCTGTGTGCGGTGCCGAGCGCGAGCGGCGGGCGCGGGGGTTACGCCGCCGCGGGCTCGCGATACGCCTTCGCCAGTTCCGGGCTGAGCCGGTCGAGGACGGTTCCCTTCGCGGTCATGGCCGCGATAACGGGGTTGCTGTTGGCGAGCGCGGCCGGTGTTTGCTTGACCGCGGGTCCGGCAGTAATCGCGAGGCGCGGGTCATCCGGCATCGCCGCGAACCCGGCGAAGTAGTCGTTGAACGCCTTCACGCGATCTGTTTCCGCGGAGAACGTCTTCGCCGTGAGGATGTTCATCGCGGTCGGCTTGACCACAGATTCCATCAACTTCGGTTCGACCTTCTTCGAGAGGGCGAGGCACGCCCTGTTCACCTGGTCGGAGAACGCGGCCATTTGAGCTTCGGTAGTCTGCTTCTGTTGCGCGTCCGCGAACGCCGCAAATTCGCCCTGGCGCTTCTTGACCTCGTCGACCTCGGACGACATCTTTTTGACGCAGTCCGACATCTCCTTCGCCCACGGCGGCATCGCGTTCGCATCGCTCATGGTCGGGTTCGTCGCGGGCGGGCTCGGCACCGCGGCAGCGCCACCTCCAGCGGGCAGCGCCGCTTTCATCGCCGCGATCTGTTCCGGGGTGAACCCGGCCGCCTGGAGAGCCGCTTCTTGTTCGGGAGTCATGGTGGGTCCGGGGTCCGGGTTGGAATCGAAATCGCTGAAACAAAGTGTGTTGGCCGCGTAGCTGCGCCCACGAATCCGCACGGTCCGGCGGTCCGCGGAGAACTCGCCACCTTGCTCCGCGGCGATGTCGTCGCTCACTTCGGCGGCGAGGTTCAGCCAGCGGGCCACGTCGTGGTTCGGGGGCACCTCGGAGCCGTCCGCGAACGTCGCACGGGGCACCGCTTTGGCGCGTAAGTGCTCGGGCCAGTTCTGGACCGCCGGTTGTTCTTCACCGAGGAGCGAGATGCCCGTGAGTACGTCGCCGGGCAACTCGCGAGCGGGGTCTTTCGGGTCACGCTGGTGACTCTTGAGTTCCACCGACGAGCCGCGGAGCAGCCCCGCGTTCACCTTCGCGCCGATCTCGGTGGGCACGTTGTCGATGTCGACCGCGAAACAACCGCCGCCGACCGGCACGCACTTCGTGACCATGCCGACATTCGGGAAGCCCAGCGACTGGGCGTATCGCTGCTGCTTGTCGTGCCCGATCTTCGCGAGCGGGATCGGGCGCCCGCCGGTCGCGGCGTAGTTCGCGGCGATCTGGTCGCAGCGCTGCGGCGAGTACAGCTCGTTCTTGTGGTACCCGGGCCCGAACGCTACGAGACCGCGAATCGCACAAGTCGCCGGTAGCGCAGCCGCACAGGTAGCGGGCATCGTGGGTGTAGCGGTCGCGGCGTCCGGGGCTGGCGCTGGCATGCAATGAGAATGGCGAAGGTGGTTGCCTGCGTGGAGGTGGGGTTGCGCGCGGGCCGATAGGAGGTAGGATTCGGTGAGCAGCTAACGACGGAGACCAATCATGTCGAAAATCAACAACGTACACCACGTACCGACAGACAAAGCACCGCCAAGAATGCGAATCGGAGCTGACGTCTTGGACACGACGCGCGGGCTGAATGTCATCGGCCATGTCTCAGCCGTCAACCCGGACGGGTCATACGACGTGGCCCTCAACGAAGTCGGTCAGCGACTGGCCCTCGACCAGCAGAAAAATAACTGGCCGCCCTTCAACTTGAAGTTCTCGACCAACTCAATCGGAAACGACCCGGCCTACGGCGAGAAGAAAACACCCGCCCATACCGACAGATTTGAGTGCGAGGGGTGTCAGAGGAACGAGGCGATTCGCGAGGCGGTAGAAGAAGAGCGTGAACGCCTCGCTGAACTCGCGAATCAGTTGGGGGCGTTCTACAAAACCACCGAGCCAAACCCTGATCCACCCGGCGGTGAGGTCGTCAGCTATCACGACTTTGCTGACGCGATTCGCAAAGGTAACTAATGCAAACTCCATTCGAGCGCGCGAAGGCGGCGTGGGAATCACCCGACCGCGAAAGCGAACTGAATCGCGTCGTCGAGGCAATGGCGAGTGAAGGGGTTGCGCGCGATGAACTCGACAACGCACTCGGCCAATTACTCGACGAGGTGCGCGACGCAGGCGCAGATGACGAGACGGAAGAAATAATCAATAACGTCGGTGACCGACTTCACGGATGGTGCGGAAACCGTTGATTTTAGGACAGGTGGCCGATGAGTGAACACGATGCCCTTCTCGCCGCGATCCTGGGCGCGCCGGATGACGATACGCCGCGGCTGGTGTACGCGGACTGGCTCCAGGAGAACGCGGGCACGGTGAAGGTCTGTGGCGACTTGCCGCCGCACAACTGCTGGAAGTGCTTCGTTCCCGACGGGCGCGAGGTGCGGGCGGAGTTCATTCGGGTGCAGTGCCAAATCGCCCGGACGGACCCACACGACGCCGTGTGCGGCAAGACGCTTCAAATTCTGTCGCATGGTGGCGGGGCTGTGCTCTTCACGCCGCGGTGCCGGTGCAAGCCCTGCTCGCTGTTTCGGCGCGAATACATGCTGGGGCGCCGTCACGTGGTGTGGGATTGGTGCAAGGGGATTCCCGCCGGAAGCGTGAACACCTACCGGCGCGGGTTCGTCGAACAGGTGCGATTGGTCTCCGATGATTTTCTCGCACACGGCGAATCCATCCTCGCAGCCCACCCCGTCACGACGATCACGCTGCCGCCGTTCCGGGTGGAGATTGATGCACCGGGAAAGGATTACGGCTGGCAGATATACTACTACGAGCCCGGCACAGATCGCGACATCGCGAGCAGCCTGGGCATCGGGCCAAACCGCGCCGACATGATCGCCCGGCTCATGCAGGACGTCCGCGACCTGCAGGCCGAGTTCGCCTAATCCTCTACCGACTCCTCCACCTTCCCTTCGCCCAACCCGTCCGCCAGCACGTCCGCGGCCTCCTCGTCCCCGTCGGCGAGGAGGATGAGAAGGGCGTCGAGAACGTCGTCGTTATCGTGCGCGTCGTCAGTGTCTTTGGGCACGGGTCACTTCTTCTTTCGCGACTTTGACTGTTGTTTCGCCTTCGGTGTAGGCTCAGGCGGCGCAAACGCGGCCCGCAACCTCTGCATCACGTCGTCGTCGCTCAGGTGCGAGTGCGCGAGGCCCAGAGCGTCAAGGGTAGCGCGGGCCTGAGAGTGCGGAGCGGGCGTGGTGCCGATCGGTTTCGGTACCGACGGCTCTTTGGCTGGTGCTGTTGATAGCGCAGGCGGTGCCGCAGTAGTTGGTTTAGGCGACGGCTTCAACCGGCTCAAATTGAGCATCAGTTCGCGCCCTTCACGGATCGCAGCCGATTCCTGTTCCGGAGTTACTCCACCGCCACCACCCGGAACCGAGTACCGCTCGTCCGATCCCAACTGGAACTCGCGGTCGCGGCGCAACTGCTGTACGGCCGCGTGTATTGCTCGCAGCGGTACGCCCGGAAGGACTTCACGGATCTTGTGAAGCCCGACGAAGTTATTTTTGTCCTGCAACTTGTCGAATGCGCCGCGAACCTGGTCCATCACGTCCGGATCAGCCTGACCGAGATCGGGTCCGCCCCGAAGCCTAAACCTGTCGCCTTCAACTGTCGCGAACCCGTTTCGGACCATCGCGTTGACGCGCTCTGTTGGGCCACTCAGATCACCCGAATCTAGTTGGTCAGACGCGGCGAGCGCGCGAACGGCGTCGCGCACGGATATCTCACTAGAGCCTTTGGAGCTCTGCAATTTTGAAGCATCCGCACCCGCAGATTCGTACTCCGCATCAAACGCCCGATCCGTAGGGGTCTGCTTCGCGGATTCGTCTCCCGTTCGTGATTCGTCTCCCGTTCGTGATTCGCCCCCGCGCGGCGCCTTCGCCACGTACACCTCTTTACCGCCCGCGCCCTTCGTGTGCCACGCGCCGCCCATACCGCCGTGCTCGTCCTCGATGTCCTGGCCGTGGTCCGTGCGGGCATCCCCGCGCAGCAACCGCCCCGCTTCGTTCGCGTGGGCGCCATTGGCCGCGCCGAGCGACGGGTGCTTGCTCACCAGTTGCGGCGGTTGACCCGGTCCCGCGACGGTGTACACGCCGTAATCGTGGCCGTTGTGCGCGGCGAGGGTCTCGTGAGCGGCATCGAGATCCTTTTTTAGCTCCTGAATGCGCGGGTCGTACTGGTCCAGTTCCGCGCCGAGTTTGTCCCGTTTTTTGCCGGGCGGCAACTTGTTGAACTCGTCGGTGAGCGGCTGCACGTGGGCCAATATCGCGTCGAGTTTCGCTTTGGCTTGCTTCGCGCGAGACGACGGGGAATCTGTTGGCGCGGCCGTGGGTGAGGAGACCGGTTCAGGCGCACCGCCTCCGCTCGCCTTGATCTTCGCCCTCGCCGCATCGATCAGCGCCTGCACGCGCACCGCCTTCGTGCCGGTGAGCCGGGTCTTGCGCTCCTCCGCGATCGCGCGCAGCTCGTCACCGGTGTGCGTCGCAAGGAGATCGTCTTTGAGGGCGGCGAAGTGCTCCGGGGTAAGCTTCGAGGAATCGGCGAACGCCGCGTCGAGGCGCGAGCGCACGTCAGCCTTTGAAGGCTTGGACGGCTTAGCGGGTTCCGCTGCGGGCGCTGGGGCAGACTCCGGTTCTTTCTTCGGCGCAGGTGTTGGTTCTTTTTTGGTCGCGCCATCTCCTCCCGCGCCGCCATTCTCCGGACTGTACCGCACCGTGCGCCCGCCCTCGCGCTTGTAGTGCCGGCCGTTGGTCACCCAGCGCTCGCCCTCCTTGCGGTCGGAGAACTCGTTGACCTGATCCAGCGAGAACATCTCCACGTCGGCGTCAGACTGCGGTTGCGCCGCGGGCCGCTTCGCCCAGTTCCACACCAGGTTGCCGCCTGGCCCGACCGACGACTTCCGCACGAGCTTCGTCTTGTCGGCAAACTCACGCACACTCATCCCGAAGTGCCGGTGCAATGTGTGCGGATACGAGCCGTTGTCGTCCGCGAAGTAGTCGCTGTAACGTGATGCGTCGTCCGGGCCGAACGCAGCCTTGAACTGTGGCGATTCGTCCGACTCTTCCGCGAACGTGGTGGTGCGCTCGGATTCGAGGCGGGCGCGGGCCAGTTCGATGAGCCGAGCCGCGTGGGGGCGGAGGAGTTTCGCGAGTTCGGCGTCGGTCATACCAGCAACTCCTCCAGCAGACCACCGAACACACGGTCCATTTGCTCCGCACTCACTTCAATGTGATCGTCGCTGAACGTCGCGGCGGATTGGCCGTCATCGTCGTCGGAGAACTGCTTGCGCTTCACGCTCAGGTTCAACCGCCCGCCGCCCGGCACCATCGACGTGTTCAGCGACCGCGATGCCGTACCGCCGCCCTCCAGCGCCTCGCGGCACAGCGCACGAATCGTCTGTGCGAGGATCATGCGGGCCAGTTCCGGCGACACGTTCAGCTTCGCGGCAACGCGATCCGCGTGTTTTGCGGCCTGCGCGTCGGCCCACTTGTCGGCCCGAGCGAGCACGGCTTGCGACTCGGGCGACGAGGCGGCTTTGGTAGCGACGCGCTGAACGGCTTGTTGCTTCTTTTCGGGCGGGATCTTCTGGAGAGCGGCGGCAACGGCCTGGGCACCTTCAGAGGGTTGCTGTTGGCGCGCGCGCTGCTGTTGAGGCGTCTTGAGTTGAGCCGCCCGCGCGTTCAGTTGATCCATCTTCGCTTGCAGCGCCTTCACCTTCGGATCTTGCGCCGGGTCGCGTTTTTCAACCGCAGCGAGTTGAGCGCGAACCCGTTCGACTTCCGTGTTGGCGCGATCGAGCTTCTTTTGGTGACCGCGGAAGAGCCGGTCGTCGCTGTCGCGGTCGTCTTGGTTCCCATAGAGAACGCCAGGATTTACGCGAGATGGGTACTGCGGCGCCGGCGCGTCATCATCATCCGGGCGGTGGCCACGGACCCACCGGTGGCGCGAGCGGTCGAATACTGCACCGGGGAACGGGGGCGGACCAGTGCCAGGGGTGCGACCGGACGCGAAGTCCTGCGAGAACGCGGACGTATCGCCAACATCGCCACCGTCTACGCCCAGCGCATCCAGCGCCGCCGCAACCACCTCATCCTGCGTGCCGGTGGGATCGGCCTCCGACCCGCCACCCGGCGCGCTCGCGGGTTGGCTCGGGTCGCCCGGTTGCGCGAGCATCTGCTGTTGTTGCTGCTGGGCCTGCATTTGCGCCTGTTGCTGGCGCTCCTGCGGGCTCACGAGGCGATCGTTCTCGTCACGGGGGGCGGGCAGCGTGGTCGCTTCGTGGACCCATTCGGCGCTCACCTCGACGCCCGCTTCTTGCGCCTTGGTCACGACGTCAATAACGGTGCTGATCTGCTGCCAGTCGGTGCCGCCAAACCGCACGCGCGGCATGCGCGATTCGTCGAGGTCGAAGTTCGGCCCGACCAGCCACGGGATGAGCTGACGGTTGATGACGTCCGCGATGTTGTGCGCGATCCGCTTCTCGCCGGCGTTGGACGTGCCCTGTTGAACCTTGGTGTCGCCGTGCGCGTTCTGGCCGCCATCGCCTTCGACGAACGGCTGGGCAACCCCGCGTGTTGCGAAGAAAACGTCTTCTCGTCGCGTGTCAACGAAGTCCTTAAAACCGGAAAGCGCCGCACCAGTGGCCAGATCGATCGCCTCGATCGCGTCCTTTTCGTCGGTGAGAACCGCGTACCCGCCGCCGCGGAGCGCGGAGAGCGCCTGCTCCATCAGTGCGCGCTTTTGCGACGTCGTCTTCCCGACCATGTAGGGCAACCCGTACACGGTGAGCGCGATCTTCCAGAGCATGTACGCGGTGGAAATCGACTGCGACGCCGCGACCGCGGCGCGCCCGTCCGAGCGCCCGAACGGGTTGTTGAACATCCCGTTGTGGGTGTACAAAATATAACCGGATGGCTCGTAGTATTCGAGCCCGCGCACCAGGTTGACGACCCCGACGACGTTTCGATAGACGTCCAGTTGCAGCCTAATATGGCAGGTATCAAGACTGCGACAGTGCGCGAGCCCCCAGAGGCTGCGCCCCTTCCAGAACTGCTGCTTGAGGCGCTTTTCCAGGACCGAAAACCCGTCGATACTTCCGGGCAAATAAATGCTATCGATGAGACCGGGCCAACCGCCCGGGGCCATTGAAACGGTCCACTTCACGAACTCGGCAGCGGCGTTCGCCTCCCAATCGTCCTTGTCGCTGGCGAGTACCGTCGGCTCGAGGGCCTCAATGTCGTCAGCCTTACCGCGAACGGCGGCGAAGAACACAGGAGAGACGCCGTACTCTTTGCGATACGCTTGCCGCTGGGCCGCGGTCTCACACCCATCGCGATCCAGATCTAACGGCCCACGGTACGGCCCGTTGTAGACGTCCGACACCATGCGGTCGTGCGTAGGATCGGCGGCGCCGGGCGCGCCGAACATGCCCATGAAAAGGCCGTTCCACTGCGCCTGATTCTGGGGGATCGGCATCAGGGTAGTGACGCCGGCGCCGTTACTCTGGGCGGCAGGTGCGCCCGAGAGACGATTCGCGATGTTGTTGAGGCGGCCGAACATCACTTACCCTCGCCGTCGGTCATGGCTCGCATGTCCCGCCACCCGTCGCGCGCACCGAAGACGATGAGAGCCACGGCCGCGGAGCACACCCACGCGAGGCCGTAGAAGGGGGCGATGAGCGCGATACGGCCCCATGCGGAGATCCGAGCGGCCGATGGCTCAACAGGTTCTGCAGGCGCAGATGATGCAGATGGGGTTTCCGCAGTGGCGGGAGCAACAGGCTCGGAACCGGAACTATCACGGGTAACAAAGCGGATGATGAAGTAGGCGCAGACCGCGATGAACACCGCGGCGGAAAGGAGAGCACCGCAGAACCAAAGCACCGCCGCCATCGAATGCCCTCAAAATGCAGTCTGCGAACTGGTCGTGATGGAGCCCGCAATCGGGGCAGAAGGAGAACGCGCGCTCAGATGCGAATTCGCGGCATGCTGTGGCTGTTGCTGTTTGCGAACGCCTCATCGTGCTTCCGGTTAAACTCGCGATGGTCCGCGATCATGCTCGCCAACATCACGAACGCGATCCCAAGGAAGAAACCAACGCACAAAGTGACGACGCACAGAATGACGCACAACCAGGTCGCAACCATTAGTCACCTCATGATCTTCCGCGGCTCAATATTCCGCTTCGGATCGTCACGCGGATCTCGCACAACCCGGTCGCGCGTCAGGTCCGCAAGCCGGCCGCAGTACGCGCACTTGTGCCGGGCGATCTGCGCGCCGCACCCGTGACAGTTCTCGTTCATTGGGCCATGCTGACGCATTCGACCTTTAGCCCCTCTTCGAGGATGAGGCATGGGGTTTTGCGGTCGAGCCAGTCCTGAACACGCTGGTTGATGTCATTCTTCTGAGTTTCGGAACTCACTCGCGAAGCTGGTCCGGTTATCACGATGAGGGTTCGTGACGGCTTCACAACCGTCACCGGCAAAGCCGTATCCGTGCGCGAACACGAAGCGCGGCCAATAGCGTTTTCTTCTTTCACAACGAGACCCTTCGAGGGCGAGATGCGCGATAATCGCCAGGAGCCTGAACCCTACCCACACCAGTTGCCTGCCCTCCGCCCTGCACTACCACCCGAACTGCGGGCGCGGCACCAGCGGCTCGACCTGCGGCGCGCGGTAGTTCGGGTCCGGCGCAGCGTAGTTGCTGCTCACCCATCGCTCGGCGTAGCGCATGGCATCCGCGCCGTGATCGTTCTCCGCGATCGGCTCGTCCTTTAGAAAATCCTCGTCCCAACGGTACTCGACCAGTTCCGCAATAGTGCATGATGGCGTACCGCGCTCTTCCAGGTTCGGGTCCGGCTCGTGCGCGAGCGCGTCCTCGACGAAAAAGATCCTCGGCCTCCCCAACGTGCCATCCGGGTTCGTCTCGCGGTCGAACCGGCTCTGCGTCGCCTCGATCCCCTTATCCCGGTCCGCCTTGTCTGCCAGGTCCAGCGGCAGTGCGCTCGCCTTCTCGAACTCCTCGCGGCGCTCCTGGTCGTGGTCACAGACGATCGCGAGCGGGTGCGGCTCCCGGCCCGATTCGAGCTGCTCTTTCGCCCACTTACCGAGGAGGTCCGGGCGCGTGTTCGTGCGGAAGAACTCGCGGTACAGGTACATGCGGCCGGGCGGGTCAATGGCCCACATCTGGAGCACGGTCGGCGACGTCTTGCCCCAGTCGATCGACCACACCCGCGGCCACTCGCGCGGCGCGACCCACCCGCGCGGCAACTGGTGCAGGTCCGGGTCGAAGGCGTACACGACACCTTCCGCGGCCGCCCACAGCCCGAGGAGAAACCGCTTGCGGCGCATCCCGGTCATCTGGAGCAGGCGCCCCTTCACGTACCGGACGCCCGCTTCGGTCCACTTCCGGGCGTCGGCGTCGTAGTACCGCGGGTTCTCGTGGTGCTTCGACTCGTACAACTTGCACTTCTTCGCGTCGCACCGCTTCTTCAACCAGTGGTGCGGCGTGGTCGGGTTGCAGTCGCCGAAGAGCTGATCGTAAGGGCCGGCCATCGCGCGCAACCGGCCCCGAGCGTCTCCCAGTCGGTGAGCTCGAGGTCCGTCGCTTCCGGGACGTAAATCAGATCCCACTCGGACGAGAGCACCTTGTCGGGCTTGTCGAGACCGGCCGTCACGAGCACCGAGCGCTGCCCGTTCTTCACCGGGAACTTGTACTCGTGCCGGTTCATGCGCTCGCGCACGGGCGTAATCATCGGGTGCCCGGAGCCGAGTACGTCGCGCTCCCATGTGACAAGTGCGGTTTCGGTCAGGCTGTGCCGGGTTTTACGCAGGATCAGCATCCGAGCGCCGGGCCAGTCCTGACCGAATTTCAGGATCTTGAGCAGGTTGGCGAGCGTCTTTCCGGTACCGGCCGCGCCCGAAATGAGGTACTCGCGCGAGTGCGTGTCCTCGAACGCGCGCAGGTTGCCGCCGCACAGTTTGAAGGATCGCTCTCCGACGGCCATTACTTCGCACCCGGCAGCGGTCCCGCGGCCTCCACCTTCCGATACCCGAGGCTCAGCGCGACCTGCAGAGCCTCGCTCCACGTCGGGAACGGGCGCCGGTTTTCGCGCTTGTACCGGTCCATCGCCTTCATGAACTCGGTTTCGGCGTCGGTGTAATCGACCGCGGCCGCCGAGTCGATGCGCGCGCGCTTGGGGAGCCTAGGCGGGGGCATCGGCGGGCGCCTCCAAGTCGTCCGGCGGGGGGATGTGGGCCGGGCCGCGCTCGATCACGAGGGGCGCGGCGGACTTATTCTCCTGCACAGCGGCGTCGGTGCCGATCATGCGGCGCCACGCGGCGAGCGTCTTCTGCGCCTCGGTGCGGTTCGTGGTCTTCACCTTCCGCACGTAGCCGATCAGCTCGCGTGCGCGAGCCATCTTGCCGGTATCGGGGTGCGGGCGCTCGACCCACTCGTACAGTTCTTCGGTCTCCACGCCCTCGATGACCGCGGCCAGCTCGTCGGGCCACTCGTGGGGGGGCTTGATGCATCCGTTCGCGTCGTAGAGCTTCCGCAAGTCCTTGTTCGCCGAGCGCGCGAGCCCCTGGGCGATCACCTCGATTGTGGCTTTTGCAGCGTCCGCGGCGGCGGTTTGGAGGTTGCGGATAAAAGCGGAAATGTCGGGTTTTTTGAGCAATTCTGACGCGGCTTTGGCCGTCGCAACGCGGTTCGGTTTTTCCGGGAAACCGGCGTCGATGTAGCACTGGGTCGCGTTCTTCTTGTCCACCCACAGGACGCAGAACCGCACCTCGGTCGCGGACAGAGGGGGCTTGCGCTTGTGGCGCCGCTGGCGCTTCGTTGGAAGTGGATCGCTCATCGCAATCGGCACTTTCACCGCCCCAGTTGCCTGAGCGAGTGCGGGTTGCGCCCGTCCTGGTGCGGCGCTATGGTGGGGCGCATGAGCTCCGTCGCTTACCTCCGGCTTTGCGATCCGCACGCAGGCAACCTGCCATTCTGCAATCCCGGTATCGCCCCGGGGGACGCGAACATGGGTACAGGCAAACGGGTTGCGTGGGACGAGGACGACGATCGCGACAACAAGCCGGACAACCGGAGGGTGACAAAGGGCGGAACAACCCTGTCGCTGTTCGACGGCGCGGAGGACGATACGGAGCCCACTTACGAGATCAAGTGCCCGAAGCGCCCAACCGGTTACGCGGCACAGGTGTGGGCCGATGACGGCTATTGGGAGTTGCGCGGGCTGTTCAGTTGCAACGCGGCAGCGCGCGTTGCGGCCCAAAGTGCGGCGGCGAACGGGCTGCTGGTGGGCAAATCGTGCGAAGGGGCCGTGTGGCACAAGAAGCGGTTGCGGAACCCGGACCGGCGGTACAAGTACGTGCGGCAGGTGAAGGGCCGGGCGTGGCAGGCGCGGGCGTGGCTCGGCGACGGGCGCGGGTCACTGAACCTGGGGCTGTTCACGGTGGAAGCGTGCGGCGAGGGGCTGGCGGAACGGGCTGCGGGGCTGGTGGCCGAGGCGTTCGACCGGGAGTGGTACGGGGAGCGGACGGTAGGTGAAGTGGTCGAAATGCTGAAACGAGCGCGGAAGGCGAGCGAGCGCATCCCGTTGGGGGTGACCGTACCCGAACACCAGCGCGGGTTGCTGAAAGTCGAAACCCGGCGCGAGTACAAAGCGGCGGAAGCGGTGGCGCGGGTGGCGCGCGACAACCTGTTCGGGGAGAGCATCACCCCGGAGAGCGTGCTAGAGAAGTGGCACCGCGAGGAGGAGCGGCGCGAGGAGTACTTCGACGACTTCGCGCAGGGCCTGGAGGAGGGGGAATCGGTCGAGGATCTGGTAGAGTTATTGGCCGGGTGACTTTGCCTTCCTGATCGCGTTCCGGCTCACGACGTGCTTCTCGCCGCCCTCGAACTCAACGAGCGCACTGTTCATCGTGCCGCGGGCGAGCAGCCGGCACCGCTTGCCCTTGAGTTCCGGGCGGTACCGGCGCCACCGGTAAACTCGGTCGTAAACGGGTACGGTCATGCTGCCACCTTGGGGAATTCGCGGACGCGGAGATCCGCGGGCCATTCGTCCGGGTTCCCGCCCTTGTCGTCGAGCAACCGGAGCGCGATCGTGTCCTCGTTCGGCCCCTGGCGGAATGACCGAACGTCGCCCGGGAATTGGTCGAGCGGGTCAATGATGTTGGTGGCGTGGATGAGGGCGCCGAGTTGTTTCACGAACACGGGCGTGTCGGAATGCTGGCACTGCTCCACAAGTGAGCGAGCCCATGCCAGTTGCATCGGTCGAGCGCCGTGCCCGGACTCGCCTCCGACGATCACCCAATCAAGTCGGTGCCACGCGAGCGATTCTGCACCCTCAACGCAGCACTCGCACCGGATGTTCGGCAGGTGCAAACAGTTGATTTGCGGGACCACACCACACTGACGACACCGCTCCGGCCCGCCGTCGATGTGCTGAAGATCGATCGACCCGAGGAGCGGCTCGCAAGAGAGGAAGTGAACCGCCGCCGGCGCGGTGAGCAGGTGCGGGATACGCGCGTCGGCCTGCTCTTGGTTCTCGACCGTGGTTCCAAGCCAGATGTTCGGGAGCTGTTCGGCCACATCGTGCGCGTCGATCCGCCCAAACGTGCCGAGGATGTTCTCCGGGCGTTTCGTGAGGAGCAACCAATCCAGGTTCGGCGTGTCGCGGATCAGGAAGAACAACCGCTCCCGAATATCGTCCATCGTCACCCACCGGCAGCCCGGTTCGAGAACACCGTTCCACGCGGCCGGGACGGGCGAATTGCTCATCGACCCGTGACACCACCACATCGGGTTGCCCTTCGCATCAATCATCGGGCCGCCCCACGCCTCGAACACGTCCGCCATCGAAGCGCAGAACACGCGGCGCCGTTCGCCCGCGGCTTCCGCGTCACGGTCCCACTTCAACGGTTCGCGCCACATCGCTTCGGACGCGACCACGCGCGTACCGTTCGGCCCCCAGATCCCGAGCACCTTGGGGTTGCGTTTCGCCTGGGTGTCGGCATAGCAGTTCTGGCACCCAGCGCTGACCTTGGTGCAGCCACGCCACGGATTGAACGTGTGATCGCACCAAGCTATTTTCGTGTTTTCCATGTCACTCTTTCTTTCCGCGGTTGAGGTAAGCTGTCGCCTTTGACAGCAAGTCCAACGAGTCTTTGAAAAGGCCGAGCCCTTTGTTGCACTGCCCGCACAGCAGCCCTCGCACGGCGCCCGTCGTGTGATCGTGATCCACTTCAAGTTCCTTTCGGCGACCACAGATCTCGCACTCATAGGCTCCGGTGCGAAGCTGACGGGCCTCCTCGACAGTGATCCCGTAACGAGATGCCGTAGCCTTGTAGCTAACACACTGTTTGCAAGCCGAAGTGAGCCCGTTGCTTCTGGAACTGTCCACGCCGAAGAGATGAAACGCTTGCCACTGCCGACAGCAGTAGCACCAGGCCTCACCGTTCGTGCGTCGCCGTTCCCATTCCTCGAATGTCACGCCGATCTTGGTTGCCGCGCCTTTGTTAACCCCGGATGAGCTACCCATTCGATCCCCTCAGCTAGACGATGAAGCCGAAATGATAGCGCGTAGCATCGGCGCTCAGTAACTCAGTTGGGTCCGGGATGTGTCCATTGGATCTTGCTATTTTCGGCCATTACGCGGCTTCCTTTGCAGTTTGGGTGATGGGGGGCTGGTTCACGAGCAGCACCTCGGGAGCCGTGCCGCGCATCGACCGGCTCGCGTTCGCCATTGCGCGGTGGACTGGAATCGCGATCTTGCCCCAGCCGGGGTACAACTCCGCCAGTTTCGGGTGGTCGTAATAGCTCACGACGCACCGCGTGTGTTTGAAGCGACCGATCGCGGTCGCGAGGCGCGCGTGGTCGGGATCGGTGAAATCGTGCTGGTAGTCGTCGGATTTCTTGAGGTACGGCGGGTCGAGGTAGATCACCGTGCCCGCCTTGTCTTCGACCTTTGTGCACAGATCGATCCCGTCGCCCTGGTAGATCGCGACCGTGCGCAGCCGCTGGTGCCACCACGGGAGGGAATCAACGGCCGCCGCGAAGCGTACCGCCGGGCACCCGCCGTTGCTCGTAAACCGGCGCGCGAAGTTCGAGCGCACCGAGGTTCCGGCGACACCGTTCATGCCCATCCACGAGCGGACGAAGTATCTATAGGCGCGCTCGACGCCCTCCTGATCGGCCGCGGGATCCTTGAGCCAGGTAACCGTTTCCCGGTACAGCCCCTCGTGGACCAGCGTGCGGCGCAAGCGCCACTCGAGATCGGGCGCGAGTTTCGGGTCGGCGACAATTCGCGCGAGGTTGATGAGATCGTTGTGCAGATCGTTAACGGTCTCCTGGCGCGACGGGTCTTTCGCGAGCAACACGGCCATCGAGCCGCAGAACGGCTCCCAGTAAACCGAGTGCGGGCCCAACTGGTGGATAATGCGGGCCGCGAGGGTGCGCTTCGACCCGTACCACGGCGCGAGAGCGGTGATGTTCACGCTGCGGCCCGTCCTTTCGCGATCATGTCCGCACAGTTGGCCCGCACGATCGCCGCGGCGACATCGGGACACACGGAATTGCCAATTCTTTCAACCTGATTCGTGTTCGTGCCGGTGAGCACGTAGTTCTCGCCGAACCCCTGCGCGCGGGCCAGTTCGCGCGGGCGGAGCATCCGCATTCCGATGTCCACGATCACGTAGGGTTCGCCCTCGATCTCGACGGTGACGAGGCCGAAGCGATCTTTGCCCGTGACCGTTGGGGCCGGCGCGTCCACCTCGCACCCGATCGCGGTGCCGAAGTATTTGACCAGGAAGGAGTAAACGAGGGCCGCGTGCCCGCCCGTCGTGACGGTGCGCATCGGTTCGTCGGTCCCGCTCCACTGTTTCTCGCCGTGGTTCATGTGGACCAGGTTCGCGACCGTGAGTTGATTCTGGGCGCCGCGTGCGGTCGTCGTGGGGAGCGGGGTATCGGCCGGGACGCCGACCATACCACCGTAGTGTTTGGTGACGAGCGCCGCGACGACGGCCGATTTGCCCTGGCCGCCGCCGGTGACGGTCGGGGCCGGAGCGTCAGCAGGCGCGCCGACGGAGCCGCCGAAGTGTCTCGCGAGGAACGCGGACACGAGCGCGTGCTTGGGGGTTCCGACCGCGGTGCCGAGGGGCTTGTGCAGGTCGAGGGCGCGGGGCGATTGCCCTTCTCGCTCCCCGTAACCGACTTGAACGAGAGACGGCGCGACGAGCAAGTGCTCGGCTTTGCTCGTCAGCGTGGTGACGGGTTCGTCAGTTCCGTTGCTGTACGCGCCGTTCCCGCCCGTTTGCCCGATGCGCGCGATAACGGGGGCGACGAGACCGAGTTCGCCGCGGTTGGCCCCGGTGACGGTCGGGAGCGGTTCGCCCGGCGGGTGCGAGCGGCGCTCGCCCGCGTGGGTGAGGGGCGAGACGATCGGGGTGACGAGGCCGAATCGCGGGTCGGCCGTGATTGCGCCGATCGGCTGGCCCAGATCCCTGGAATGGTTGTCGCTGGCGCCTTTCTCCGTGTTGTACCGCACGATGAAGGGTTGCGGGTTGTCGAGCACGTACCGCTTGATCCCCATCGCGATCCGCTTGAGGGTCTTTTCCGCGAGCGGCTTCTTGCGGCTAAAGATGCTCGGACACGGCACCGACCAGTCGATGCACTCCGCGGCCGTGCGCCACGGCTTGAGTTCCGAGGAGAACAGGTCGCGACCAATCTTCGCCGGGTCGCCGTGGGTCGGCTCCGGCCAGACGATCGGCCTTTTGTCCCGGCGGGCGATGAGGAACAGGCGCCGGCGGTGGGTGGGCGCCCCGTAGTCAGCCGCGTTCAGCACCTGCGTTTCGACCTTGTACCCGAGTCCCTTGAGCCGGCCGCAAAACTGCCGGAACGTTACGCCCTTCCGGTCCGGGTCGGGCACCTTGTGCTCGGTCTCCCGGACGGCCGCAGCGTCGCACCGCGGGCACGCGCGCTTGCCCCGCCGTTTCAGGCACACCTGTCCCTCGGTGCCGCGCCACTGGCACGCGGCGCAGTCCCAACGCGGGCACAGCGGCCCCCACTCCTGGAACTCGCGCACGTTCTCCAGGATGATGACCCGGGGCGCGACCTCGGCCGCCCACTTGATGACCACCCATGCTAGCCCGCGGATCGATTTCTCGACCGGCTTCCCGCCCTTCGCCCGGGAGAAGTGACGACAGTCCGGGGAGGCCCAGAGGAGGCCGACCGGTTTGCCGGCCGTGACCTGTCGCGGGTTCACCCGGAACACGTCCTCGGTCAGGTGCCGGGTGCGCGGGTGGTTGGCCGCGTGCATCGCGATCGCGCCGGGGTTGTGGTTGATCGCGATGTCCGGCCCGCGCCCGAGCGCCCGGGCAATGCCCTCAGACGCCCCGCCCCCGCCGGCGAAGCTGTCGATGATCAGTTCTCGCGCCGCCCGTGCCATTCGCTCTTCCTTGTTGGGTTTCCGGTCGCTATCACAAGCCCGCGGCCCGGCGGTACCGGACAGCTTCACTGCGGCGTTACGCCGTGGACGAGTTTCAGCCCTTCACAACTGCGACTCGCGCCCCAAGGCGGCAGACCGCATTGGGGCGCGGCAGGTGGCCAGTTAGTGACCAGCCGCCGGGCCGCTTACGCTGCCTTCAGCGGCGCGAGCACGGCGTCGCACTCGTTGCAGACCCAGTGCCCCGCGCGCCCGCTCTGGCTGGGGTGCGAGCACACGGGCGGGATGCTGGTCCCGGTTAACGTCGCGAACCGCTGCAAGAACTCGCGTTCCGCCCGCTCCGGCGCCCACGGCTCAATGAGTTCCGGGAGGATCGCGAAGCCGTTCGCAGGGACGTGGTGCCAACCGTCGGTGAGCGGGGACATGAGGTCGCGGGCTTCGGTCACCAGCAGAATCTCGTCAGCCTTGGCCACCGGCCCCCACGCGGCTTCGTTCGATGCCGGGGGCCCTCCGAGGGCGACAACGAGAACATCCAGCAAACGGTCCTCGGCGCCCTTGAGTGTCGATGAAAACGTGTCGCCGTCGGCATCCCGAAACGTTATGCTCAAAAACCGTTTCCAGGGCCTGGCGATATCACCCATGTATGCTTCGGCCGCGTCGTGCAGGAGAGCGGCCAGAGCCGATTCGGGCGGCACGATCTGTGACGCGAGAACGCTGTGTTGCGCGACCGAGTAAAAGGTTCGCGAGTGCCCGGTGAAACGGCACAGGAGCGAGAGCGCGTGGGCGATGTCCCGCACGTCCACGTCCTCGGGGCGCGGGTCTAGGGGCCAGAACTTGCGGCCCGTAAATGTTTGCACCCAGTCGCCCCGGCGCTCAGATTGAACTGCAGTAACCATTTGGCACTCCCTCCTGTTTGGTTTCCGGTCGTGTCAGTTCCGTTTGCCGGTCAGTTCCGCGTAGATCGCGAACCAGTGCTCGGGCCGCCACCGGAACACCCGCGTGCCGGCTATGCTCTCGAACAGCGCGAGCCACTTCTCCTGGTCCGCGGTCGTTTTGTTCCGCCCGACCTTCAGTTCCGCGACGACCAGCACGCCCGTTCTGATGACCACCAGGTCCGGGAACCCGGCCGGGCACAGGCGCGAGTCGTACACGTGGAACCACTCCCAGCCCTCGGCGGTCGCGAGCGCGGTGACCTTGGACTGGAACTTGGCCTCGGACAGCCCGAGGACCGGGTTCACGCCCGCCTGGGTGAGCATCTTCAGCTCGAGTGCGGGCGCGACCCTGGATCCCACGTTAGTTCCCTTTCACGAGTTCGAGCAGCGCGCCCTCGGCCGGTACGCCGCACACGCGGTACCCGTGCGGGTACTTGTGCTTGCGGCCCGTGGCGTGAGCGTCCGCTTCCGCGCGGGTGCGGTACACGCCCTCGGTGGTCCACTGGTCGTGTTTCGTGCGCTTGCCCTTGGGCTGCAACCGCACCTGGAACAGGTACACGTGCCCCTCGTCGATCGGCGGTTCGGGCGCGGGCATGAGGGCCTCGGTCGGGTGGTCCGGCCGTCCCTGGCCCTCGGTTGAGTTTTGTGGTTACGCCGCCATCCACCGGGCGCTGGTGCCCTTGAGCCAGGCGCCGATCTCCTTGGTTTCCTGTGACCAGTAGCTCGTCATCCGGCGCGCCATGAACGCCGCGAACATCTGGTCCACGATCTCGGCCAGGTCGCGCACCTGCTGGAGCCGGTCGAGTTCGCGGGCGCGCTGTTCGCCCTCGGCGTCCGCCTGCGGGAGCTTTACGCTTGAGAGCGCGAGGGTTTCGGCCTGGATGATGAAGCTGAACTGTTCCGAGTTCCGGACGACGGTGAGGGCGGCCTTGCGGGGCAATTTCCCGGCCCGCACCGCGGCCTTGGTCTCCGGGAGGCGGATCGCCTGGTCGGAGTTCATCGTGTCGTTGCCGGTGGTCCCGCGCGGGCACTCGAGCTTGATGCCGCCCTGGAACACGAACGTGATGCGGGAGCCGTCGGGGGAGGTGATCGTGTCCCCCTCGCACTCCGCGAAGTACCAGAGCCAGAGCAAAAACTCGTTGCCCAGGAACTGCGGGACGCCCTCGGTCGGGCACCACGCCGGGTGATCCTCGGGTGTGACACCGGGGACGAACGGCGAGAGGTGCTCGTGCTCGGCCTTCGGGTGCAGCGCGCAGGCCAGGCTCGCCGCGGTGACGGGCGCGAGCGACCCGGCGAGGGCCTCGGTCTGGGTGAGGTTCGCCGGAAAGGTCTGCTCCCAGAGCGCCATGAACCGGGCCGCATCGGTCGCGCTCGTGGACCCCAGGAACGCGCAGTTGGTCACCGCGTCCCAGAGGCACGGGGACAGCTTCCACTTGCGATACCGCCCGTCCCGGGCCTCCTGGGTGAGCCGGTCCCGGGCGCTCTCCTTCGCCTCGCGCTTCTGCCGGGCGCTGGCGAACCCGCTCGGGTTGTCCTTCGAGAGCGCCTTGAGTTCGGTCTCGTAGTACGCCTTGAGCCGGTCCCCCGGGAGCCGCTCGGACCGCACGCAGAAGTCGAACAGCAGGTGGTCCGTGTACACGTTCTTCAGCTGCGTGAAGTCCGTGTCCCAGATGTGCGCGCCGGCCGCCCACCCGGTCTCGACGCCGTCGGCCGACGCGACCTCCTGGCGCCCGACCGCGTTCTGGGCGAGGCGCTCGAGGTGGGCCTCGTCGAACAGCCGCGGCTTCGGCCCCGCGACCCGGAACCGCTGGAACGTTAACGAGCCCTTCAGGAACGACATCGCATTCTCCGGTTTGGAACCTCGGTACACCCGTCACGGACGATTGTGAACACCCGTGGCCCGCGCCCGCACTCCGCGGCCCACCAGCGCGGGAGCCGCTCCAATTGGGCCGCGACCGTGGCCTCGACTTCCGCCGCCGTGGGCTCGCGCGGGGGCGGCCCGGGGCGCTTGGGCGGGGTCGCGGCGAACACCGCCGGGTCGCGGTAACACACCCAGCACAGGCCCCGCCCGGCCGGCTTGCTGCGGAGCGCCTTGCCGCAGTGGGCGCACGCCCGGGGCTTCGGCACGGGAATCACTCCCCGCCCGTGTACGCGTGGCGCTCGTCACCGCCCGCGGCGCTCGGGTCGAACAGCTTCAGCCCCGGCCCCGCGGGCGGCGCGGGGAACGGCAACACGGCGGGCGCCTCGAACACATCGAGCGCGGCCGACACGTTTCGGCCGATCCGCCGGCACGCGCGATCGGCGACCGTGGCGCACTCGTCGGCCCGCTTCGCGCCCTCGATCGCGAGCCCGGCCGCGTGGGTCGCGCGACCCGCCTCCACGGCGCTCTCGCGCGCCGCGGCGGCGGCCCGCCTCCGGTCCCTCCGGCACGCGCGCACCTTGCGGGCGAACACGATCAGCACCGCGGACTGGCCCGCCAGGAGCGCGGCCTGCAACAACTCGGTCATGGGGTCACTCGGGTGGTTTGAACACGTCGCCCAGTTTTTGGATCAGGCCCGTGGGCCGCTTCGCCAGGTCCGCTCGCGCGGCCGCCCGGGCCGCCTCCTCCCGCTGGCGCTGCGCGAGGATCTGTGCCGCTTTCGCCGCGTGGTCCACGACCGGGGGCGCGACCGGGGCGCCGTCCTCCCAGCGCCGGCCGTTGAGCCAGGTCGTCGGGTGCGGGACCGTCGACCGCCCGTCCACGAGCCGTGGCGCGAGCGGTCCGCTCCCGAGCTTCTGCGCCTCGATCGCCCGGAGCATCGCCTCGAGCAGCTCTGCCGGAGGGTCGATCCGCGCGAACGCCTTCGCCGCGTCGGCCCGCTTCTCGTGCCGCGGGTAGGCGGCCCAGAACCGCTGGAACCGCGGGTCCGCTTCCGCCGCGGTGGGGTCGGCCCGGGCGCGCCGGGGCTTGGGCAGCTCGGGTGCGGCCGCCGCTCCGCTCCCCCGCTCGGGGGGGGGTAGGGGGGTCTTTTCTTCTTCTTTCTCTCTCTGACTCTGAATTGCATTGCTCGGGCAATGCCCGGGCATTGGGGTGGCTATAGCTACCCCAATGGGGTGGCTATTGGCATTGGCGGTCGCGCCGGTTCTGCCGCCCGTCCACCGCTTTTCGGCGCCCGCCCGCCCGTGTTCCCGGGCCAACTTCATCCGCTTAAGGGCCTCGTCGTACTCCCGCCGGAGACGCTTGCTATGCAACCTGCCGTCCGTGCCAAGTCGGAACGGGACGAGGACGCCGGCCTTCACTTCCGCCCAAGTGACCGCGTCGAGGCGCGCGAGGCGCGCGAGGACTTGGTCGTCGTTTGGAAGCGAGGCCGGCGGCTCGGCCTGCCACGCCTTGCACAGGAGGAGCATGTAAGCACCCACTTGCAGGGTCGACATTGCCTCGACGTTGATGTCGTTGGCGAAGTCGGTGGGGTAGAACGCGAAATACGGGGGCCGTTCCATCACGAACTCACGGTGTCGAACTGGTCCCTTTACGCCGCCTTCGTGGCCGGTTCCTCGCCCGCGACTTCCCCGTCCACGATCCGGACCCCGACGGCGTCCCCGTCGGCCACGCGCTCGATGAGCACCTGCGCGCCGGCGCCCGCGGCCAGTTCTTCGAGCAGCTTGAGCCCGTCCGCATCGAGGAGCGACCCGTCGCGGATCAGCATGAGCTTGAGTTTGGGGTTGAGCGCGAGGCCGATCGCGACCGAGGTGCGCAGTCGCTCGGCCCCCGAGGACTGGCCGAACGGGATGCCGTTGAGTGTGACGCCGCCGTCTTTCAGGCCGAGGCCGGGAACCGGCAGAGCCGCGGCCGCGAGCGTCTGTGCGAACTGCTCCTCGGCGTGGTTCATCTGGTCCGTGAGTCGCTTCGATTCGGCCTCTTGCGCGGTCACTTCCTTTTCGCGGTTGGCGCGGATCTGCTTGGACCGCACGGCCTTGTTGATCCCCTCGGCCCCCTTCCCGCGCTGGCGGATCGGCTCCAGGTCGGGCGGTGTGGGCATTGCGTTGGCCGCGTTGCACGCCGCCAGGGCCCGTTCCCCGGACTGGGCCAATTCGGTCTCGGCCTCGGCGAGCTGGGCGCGGAGGCTGTCGACCTTGCGGCCCGCAATTGCGACCGCGGTTTTCATGGTCTCGACTGCACGTTTTGCGGCGTCGAATTCCTTGCGAGCCTTGTCCGCGGCTGTCAGTTCATTGAGGATCTCGGCGACGCTGACCTCCTCGTCGGGTGTCCCCTCGGGCACCGGGGCCATGAGTGCAAGCGCGCCCCTCAGTTCCTTCACCTGCCTGTTGATGTGGGCGCGCTGGTCGAACAGCTCCTTCTTCGCGGCCTGGTGCGACTCCAGGTCGATCCCCGCGACCCGCGCGATCGTCCCGGCCTGTTCGCCCGGCTTCATCCGCCCGAACGCGAGCGGGTCGAACATCAGTTCGCCCACGAACTTGTCGAGCACGGCCTGCGGGCTCTTGTAGCTGAGCCCGTCCTTCGCCAGCACCTCGAGGCTGGAGCCCTTCGCGGTCCAGCGCCGCTTGACGACGATGTCGCCCAGGTCCACCTCGACCGCGGCCCGGTCCTGACCGGCGCGGATCGGCATCTCCGGGGCCTGCGTCCCGCCCCCGAGCGCCGCCGCGATCGCGTCGAGCACCGAGGTTTTGCCCGCGCCGTTCTTGCCCGTGATCGGGGTGACGGGGCCGGTCGGGGCGACGCGCACCGCGACCAGTTTCTTGAAGTTCTCGGCGCGCAACTCAATGAGCCGCATAGATCCTCCGTGTGTTTGGGAGCGGTTCGGGTGAATCAGTCAACGGGCCGGTCAGATGGGTTGTCGAATAGGGACTTCTGTGGTTCGCCGCCGAAGATCGTGGCGCCGAACTCGTCCCTCTCGACGCCGTCGTCCGTCGCTTCCGGCGCGGGCTTCTCCGCGACGCGCTTCCGCGCCGCCTCGCTCGCGGCCTTCAGTTTCACTTGGGCCGGGGGCGGGAGCTGGTTCCAGACGTCGCCGCGCTGCTGCTCGAGCTTGGTCAGCGCCTCGTCCGTGTCGCACGCGGCGTACTGGTCGAGCAGTTCCTTGACGGTCGGGAGCGACTTGGGTGCGGAGCCGGCCGCCCACTGCGCGAGCTTCTGGCCGATCTCCTCCGAGAGCGGCTCGGGGCGCGCGAAGATCTCCCGAAACTGCTCGGGGAGTTTCATCGCCATCGCCTCGCCCGGGTAGTCCGATTCCCAGGTCGGCACGCCCCCGGACTTCGGGAGCAGGAGCACGTTGGCGGTCATCTCGAACACCAGTTCGTCGCCCGAGACCGGGACGAACCCCATCTGGACCACTTCCGTCTTGCCGTTCTGCTTGAGCGGCTTCGACACGGACTTGGCGCGGAAACAGAAGATGAAGTTGCAGTTGAGTTGGAGCAGCCCGCCGATGAACTTGCGCCGGGCCGCTTTCGGCTTCGCCCACGCGAGCATCTTCATGCGCTCGCGCTTCTGGTAGTCGTCCCCGGCCATCCGGGTGAGTTCCTGTTCCTGGAAGTCCACCATCCCGCCCGGCCCCTCGTGCTCGTGAGAAGCCGAATCAATCACGACGATCTTGGACCCCGCGGCGACGCACGCCTGGATCGCGGCCAGGTAGTCGAGCGAGCCGAACGGGGCGCGGAAGTCCAGGTGCCGGAACCGGAACCGGTCGCTGTAGTGCAGCGCGCGCCGGGCCTCGGTGTCGATCACGGCGATGTCCCCGCCGGTGACGCGCTGGATGCCGGTCGCGACGCGCAGCGCGCTCCACGTCTTGCCGCTCCCGGACGGGCCGACGATCCCGATGAGGAGCGGCACCTGTTCGCGGACGGCGGGCTTGATCTCGAACGTTCGGGCTGGTGCGGTCACGGCTCAATCTCGTGTGGTTCGGGAATAGTTTTTGGCGTGCGCTACTCGGTGCCGAGTTCTTCTTTCAAAGCCCACACCGGGGCCTCGATCTGAACCGGTTCCGTCGCATACGCGGGCCAGTGGCCCGTTTGCAGGCACTTCGCCCACAGCTCGCACGCGCGCTTCCACCGGCTGCGCCCGTGCTCGCGGAGCGTGCCGTCGGGCCGCGCCACGGTGAGCGCGACCCGCTTCGGCGCGCCCTCGGGCAGCTCCTCCGCGAGCAACCACACGAAATCCTCGCGCCCGGCGATTTCCGGGTTGAGCTTGCGGAGCGCGGACGTGTACGCGGCGAACTGGATGTCGTAACCGAAGTCGATGGCCTTCTTCGCGAACTTCTTCGGGTCCGCGCACGTGTTCTTGAGGTCCAGGATCGCGCCCGCCTGGATGCGGACGGCGTCCATCATCCCGCGGCACAGGACCGGTCCGAGGCCCGTCTCCTCGTACCAGAACACCGGGGCCTCGGTGCGGAACCCGGCCAGGTCGAACCCGGCCAGTTGGATCTCCGTGACCAGATCGCGAGCGATCGCCGCGAGGCTCTCGTACTTGTGCACGAGGACGGGAATCAGCCCCTCGGCGCGGGCCGCGTCGCGGGCGGCCTTCGCCGCGTCGGTGCGGTAGTCCTTGAAGTGGAGCACCTCGACCACCGGCCCCTTGCCGAGCAGCATCTCGTGAACGATGGTTCCGCTGTCCATTTCCTCGGTCGCCTCGCCCCGCAACCCGCCGAACTTCGGGTGCTTGAGCCAGGCGTGCAGCGGGCTCTCGTTGAGGAGCACTTTGGCGATCGAGGCCGATAGCGAGGGTGACGGACAGGGGTCACGGTGGTACTCAGCGGCGGTCATGTCGACGATGCACGGCGGGTTCATGGCTGCTCCGGTGAAAGGCGCCCGGGCCGTCCCTGGCCGGGGTCGCGGTAGCTGCGGGAATCAGAACGGGATGATCGTGGCCGCCGGGTCGTACCGGAGCGCGCCGCCGGCCTCGACCACGCACGTGGCCCGGACCTCGCACCACGCCTTGGCCGCGTCGAGCGAGAGGAAGTCGGGCGACGAGCGAATCGGGGCCATCGGATCGCCGAGTCCGAGGCGCGAATCCGTGGCCCGGAAGACGGCGCTGTTCAGAACGGCGCGAAACACGCGCCACTCCGCGCCCGCGTCGCCGTAACCGACCCAGCCGCCGTCGGCTCCTTCCCGCACCCATCGCAACCGGTTGGTTTCGAGCCGCCCCCGGCACCAGTCGAGGGCCGAGGACTCGTTCGCGAGGGGGCCGGTGGACTCGCCGGTCCAGTGGTCCGTTGCGATGTAGTAGGCGCCGGAGGTGGCGACGATCTCGAACCGGCCGTTGGCGCTCGTCTTCCGAATCGCACTCGTTTGGTGCCACGTGATGCCCGCGCGGTCGGCCGCCGCGTGCGGGTCTTGTTCGAGCGTGAGGAACTCGTCGGTGCTGTCCGAGACCGACGGGGCCGGGTTAGTCGGTGGCGAGAAAATGCTCTCCGGGTCGGCGTCGGGAGTTGCGGCGGAGGGCTGTTTCGGTGCCGTGGGTGCGACCTTCGCAGCGGGTGGCGCGCCACCAATCGGTTCGGCCCGCACGACGAGCGCCGGGTTCACCTCGATGACCATTCCCGCGACGACCAACTGGTACCGCACGCTGAAGCCGAACAGCTCGTTCGTCTCGACCACGGCGACGATCGGGAACGCGGCCCGGTCGCCCAGCGCGCCGATAAACTGCGCGAGCGCCGAAGACACTACCGACAGCGAGCGGAACCGCACGAAGTCGCCGGCGCGGTAGATCTCGGTCGGGGCGGGGAGGGCCACGGGCGCGCGCGGCTCCGCTGGCCCGCTGTTCGCAGGGGCTACCATGCTCGAACTCCTAAGTGTGAAAAGAATTAGCCTGCTACTGGCTCAGCCCCGAGTCGAACGGGGTAGTGATCCTGCCCGCACTCACCAGTACCCCCACCCCGCAAGCAGATGGTTGATGCGGTTTTGAACCGCCAGCGGCAGGACTGTTGCTGAACGGGTCACCGTGCCCGCACCTGAACCAACGCCCCGATTAACTCACACGGCTCGGGGCCACACCGCTCGCGACCTGAGCGGGCCGCCTTTCCCCTCGGCCCGCCCCGTTGTGATTCGGCGCCCCGATCGATCTCGCACAGCTCGGGGCCACACTGCCGGAGCGAGGTTCGCCACGCTCTCTCCCGTGGCTACTCCCGCCGCGATTCACTCGATCGTCTTGCGAAAACCCTGCAACATCATGTCTTGAATCGCGCTCGCTTCGGTCGGCTGTAGGTCCGTCACGCCGAACCGGAACAACAATCGGTCGCGGTCCCGTGTGTTGAGTTCGCCGACCGCGTACAGCACGAGCACCGCGCGCACGTCGGGGTTGCGGGAGAATCGCTTGAGTTGGGCGCTCGTGTACCCGCGCGCTTTTTGTTTGGTCGCCACGTCGCCCTCACGCCGCTTTGCGGCCCTTGACCCGTTCGGCGTGCGCCGCGACCACCGCGTCGCACTTCTCGCGCGCCGCCTGGTGCAGCTTCGCGAAGTCGTCGGCATCCATTCCGAATTCGGTTGCCGCCGGCCCGAGCCCGATCTGCCCGAGCGAGACGGCCATAATGAAGGGCCACACGCGCGGGTTCTGGTCCAAGTGCGCGCGGGCCTCGGCCAGCGAATTCAACACGACCACGGGTCGCCCTCCGTAACTTCCGGTACCGGTGGTTAGGCCGCTTGCTTCTTGAGCCGCTCGGCGATTTTGACGAACCGGGCGAACGGGATCGCGCGGAGTTCGCTCATGGTCTTCACGCCGAACGCTTTCGCGTAATCGATCTTGTCGTTCTTGTTCGCGATCAGATCCTTCGTGATCGCGTCCCGTTGTTTCCGCTCGGCTCGGTCCAGGATCACGAGTTCGCGGGTGATCGCGTACCGCCTTTTCACCTTGCGTTCGTACTCGCCATTTCCCTCCGCAGGGTGGTACGAACACGCGATCGCCGCGCCCTTGTCGTTGAAACTCGTGACCTTCACCCGCTCGCCGCGCCACTCGAACGAGCACCCGACGTGCAGCCGTTCGCTGGTCCGGTCGCCGCTCAAGTGGGCGTAACTGTCATGGCGCTCGGCGGGGCTCACCTTGTCCGCGATGATCGGCGGGCGCCCCATATATTCCTCGAAGGCCGCGGCCGCAGAGTAGTTGCCTTCGGCGACGGCCATCGAGTAGACCCACTCCCCGTCGGCCCCGATCCAGTAACTGTGCCGGAACTTCGCGAGCCCCTCGAAGTCCGTCTTTGTGAAGGCGAACCCGGCCCCAATGGTGAGGGCGAGCGCCTTCCGCATCGCGGTGTTGAGCCGCTCCCACGAGTGGCTCGTTTCGCTCTGGCAGTTCGCCCACACGAGTTCGAGCAGAGCGGTCGGGGGAGACGTTTTCTTCGCCACGGTTCGCCCTCCTTAGCTAAAGGCCGGTTCCAGTTCCGCCGCTTTACCCGCCTCGATGCTTTCCGCCGCTTCGATCAGCCGGTCGCGCGTCTCGCGGTCGCTCAGCACGCGGAGGAGCGTGGCCAACTTGCGCTGGCTGTGGAACCGCACGTCGCTCCCGGCCGTGATGGTCAGCGAGGTGCAAAATTCCGTCGCGTCGCCGCCGTGTTCGTTCTCGCCGTGTACGCGCATGGTGCGGGCTCCTTTCCTGGGGTCGGGCGATCGGTCGAGGCTCAGTCGGTGTCTTTGGGCGTGCCGCCGCACGCGATGATTGCGTCTCGCTTGGCGCTATGGCCGCGCGCCCGCGACTGGGCGACCGTCTCTACGACTTCCGTGGTGCAATTCCGGTCCGCGGCCATCTTCCGAAGGAGCCGAATAAGCTCTGCCGGTGCGACTCGAAGCCCGTCGGCATGGCTGGGTGAAAACACCCGAACCCGAAGCAGCCCCTTTTTTCTCCACGAGTGGAGGGTGTGGACCGGAATCCCAGTCACAAGCGAGATGTCACCGAACGTCACATCGAGCGGCCCGGTCCGGGTCTCCCACTCCTTGACCTTTCGGGCCGGGATGCGGACGAACGATCCCGTCAGAACGCCCCCGTCCTCGTCCGGAAGCTGCCAGGCCCGGGCCATTTGAGCTGGCGTCAACTCCACCATCTCCTCCGGCTCTTTTTGGCTCTTCATCCGTAACCCTCTGTGTGTCGTGTGCTGTCAGTATTCCATATCGTTTGGCCTATATCAGCACCTTGAGAGAATATCAAAGGCTTTTCATCGACCTAAACAGTGAATTATTCGGCTTTTTTGGTCTGTTCAGATTGACCCGGATTGGCCGGTTGACCCAAAATCTCCCCCATGCCTAGACCGCGCGTGCGCTACGACGACAAAGGGGAGCCTTTGCCCTGCAAGCTCTTCGTTCCCCCACACCTGGCGAAGTTCCTTTACCGCCAAGCGGCCAAGGCGCGCAAAGGGGACGGGCTCAAGGTCGAGGAGACGGACATCGTCATCGAGTTGATTGAGAAATGGGCAGCGGGCCAGCCGCCGGTGGACTGGCCCGCGCTACTCACCGAGCTTCAGGCGGAAGAGAGCAAGGACTCGGGCACGAACGTGAGGGGGAGCGGCAAGAAGATCAAAAAGGGGCCGCCCAAAGAAGGGTAGCCGGCGCTCACCCCGTCGCTTCGGCGATCCGGCGCGCGACCGATTCCCCGGCCCGGTCCGCGTACACCTGCCGCGCCACTTCGGGCGAGTTGCCCAGTGCGGCCGCGGTCGCCTGGTCGCTCTCGTAGGTGTCCATCAGCTCCGTGGCGCGCGTGTGCCGCAACTGGTTCGGCGCCCAGTACGTGACGCCCGCCGATTCGCACGCCTGCTGGACGTAGTAGCGGTACCGCTGCGGCGTGACCGGGGTCGGGCTCGCGCCCTTACGAGCCGGCGGCAGCACGAAGACCGGGCCGCTCGGGTGCTCCTCAATGAGCGGGGCCAGTATCGCCCGGGCCTGCGGTCCGAAGAAGACGACGCGGGTCGTGTTCCGGTGCAGCATCTTGTTGAAGTCCGTCACCACGCACCGCCACGGGGATTTCCGGCGGTCGATCTGATCGGCCGCGAGCGAGCACGCCTCCCCGGGCCGCATGTTCCCCAGTAGTTGGACCCGGATCAGGGCGGCGAGTACCGCGCGGCGCCCTGGATCGCGGTGCAGGTGTGTGCCGACCAGGACCGCGTCCACATCTTCGCGGGGCGCCGGGTCGACGCCCTCCCCCTCCTCCACTTCGTCCCGGCGCCCCGCCGCGATCGGCTCCACGAGGGCGATCGCGGTGTGTACCGCGGCCGGGACCATGAGTTCCGTTGCGGCCCACGCGAACGCGCGGATGATCCGCTTTACGTGGGCGTTGATCGTCGGCCGCACCCACTCGCGGTCGATCATGGCCTCGCGCACGGTGCGCAGTTTGGGCGCGGTGAACTCGCGGGCCGGTTCGTCCCCGAATAGCTCGGCGAGCGGCAAGAGCGCGGCCCGGTTGCAGTAGAGTTCCGATGTGGGCTTCCCGTACTTCCGGTACGTGCGCTCGCAGTGGGCGAGCCAGGCGCTAATCAGGTCGCCGATCTTCGGCTCCGCTTTACCCCCGGGCGCGTTTACTTCGCCGCCCTGCCGGTTCGCCCAGTCGAGCGCGAACCGCCGGTACTCGAGCTTGGCCTCGTTGCTCCCCCACTTCCCGAACGTGCGCCATTTCGCCTGCCCTTTTTCCGACCACCGACAGTACGCCCGGCCGTCGGCGTGCTCTTTCATCTCCGGGCACGCCCGAACCGATCCGGATTTTTTTCGCCCGCCCCGTGCCAATTTCCGGTTCGGTGGCGTGGTTAGGGCGCGGTCGACGGGCCACTTGAACCGGAAAATCCGGCTCCGGATCGTGGCTGCGGGGATGCGGGTTTCGCGGGACCAGGCCGCAATTGATTGCGTGCGGCCCGCGTGAGTAAGGTCGTGGGACGGGTAGGGCAT